GTTTTTCTTTTTAACCAAGGCCTTAACGTTTTCTCCCTGGATGTTTATGCCTTTGACATCTTCAACTTCTATGCTTGTATTGTAGTACTCCTCATAGTATTTGAATAAATCCCCTATTTTTATTTTCTTTTCATTTTTTATAAAATTTCTAAAACCCTCATCTTCTATTTCAACTTCAATAATCTGATCATAACTCCAACAATCACCAAGGTATCCATTTAATATTGTTCTGAAAAGATTTTGAATTCTTTTTGAATTTGTCCTGTAAAATTCATCTAAAAATAGGATAGTATTATAAGTCCCTCTGATTTTGTCAATAGGTTTTCTATAATCTTCCCTAATTTTTGCTATATGAGCATATTTGTTAACTGCTTTATCCCATTCTGCTTGTTTCATAGGTTTTTTATTCTTAAGGTCTGTAATGAGCGAACTTTCTGCTGTTATAACCTCAAAGCCCATTGCTGCATTTTTATCCTCTTTCATTTCCATAGTCTTTTTTTCAGTGTTCATTCCTGTTTTTACAAGATAAGGCACTGAGATAATAGCATCTTCAGAAACATGTGGTGCTTCAATTGTAATGATTTTCATACCAATAATATCAGCAAATTGTTGAAGACTTGAGGTTTTTCCTGATCCAGGATCTCCTTTTAATAGTAAAGAACCTTTTTCCTGTCCTTTTGATGTGTTTATCATGTTCAATAAAACAGTTTTGACAAATTTACCAAATTTTCCGTCTTTTGAAGAAACTGGTATTTTATATTTTTTGGATTTTTTTGCAGAAACTTTTGAAAAGCTTTTTGCTTTGCCCGAACCCACTTCCTCATTATCAATATTTATGTCATCTTCTTTTTCTATCATATATTTGTAAAAATCTTTTGTCATTGTCATCTCCCTTCCATTATTTCCAGTCCATCATTCTTTCAAATGATTCTGGGTCTTCCTGTTTTAGTCTCATTGCTACAATATATAATTCCCTATAATTGTGATCATTTTTATTTAACATTGGTATTTCATATCTTTTTTTTGTATCTGGATTTACTATATTAAACAATTTATTATCTTCTTTCATTTTATTCATAATATTTTTCCTTTTCCATTAATCTAAATAAATTTTTGCAAAATACCAATTCTTTGGTTTTTACTAAATTCTTGTACTTTTTTAGAATCCTGAATGAATTCACCGAAATCTGTGTATATCTTACCACCGACAACAATGTTTGCTTCCATGAGAGCAAATTCAATCTCCTGAAGTTCATTAAAATTTTCCAAATCTTTAAGAAAAAGGTTTCCTGTAACCTTTCTAATGTCTCCTTTAAAATCTTTAAGATAATTGTTTGATAAGTTTAGATTTCCTATTACTGTAACCAAAGAACCTTTTAGGGAATTCATAAGATTATCTTCAAATATTGCATTTCCGTAAATTTCTTTTGGAGCAAATTCTAGGTTCACTAAATCATTCCCACTCATATTGTAATCACCTCTAAATATTTCAGGTGATCCTTCCAATGAGTCTATGTCAGAATCACTTAGTGAAAGGCTTCCCATTGTGATATCTTGTCCAGTTAAATCACCGAATCTTGAATCTTTAAATTTTCCCACGTGTTTTCTCCTAGTTTTCTTTTATTTATATCTCTTTTTTGCCTATATATGATATATATTTGTAACCGCTAAGTTTTGGCTTTATTACATCAAATGATGCTCTATTGTTTAATATTATATTGAAACTGAAAGGTCTTTTTGATGCCACTAAAGCAATTTTCTTAAGGACAGCCATATTTCTATCATCGAGGATATCAGTATCAGTAAACATAACACTATTGAATGCCCCATCTTTTCCTGATATCATTTTAAGGATTATCTTTGACATTTCCACAGGAAACTCAGTTCCTCCTCCCCACATATCTCTAAATAAAACTTTTATTGGGTATGAATTTTTTTCTAATAATTTATCAACCTTTTTAGGGTCATTTAGATATTCTGCCTTTTTCACAATATCCATATTATTTTTGAATTGTCTAAATTTATGTTTTTTGCCTGTTTTATCCAAATCTATCTTATATACATCCCAATCACTGTCAAATTTTATAATATACATATCTTCAATGCCATTAAGTTTTGATTTTTCAATAACCTTCATAATATCAGGATTTACACCTGCAATGGTTGCTGCCATTGAACCTGAATTATCAAGCACAAACAACAATTTTTGTATATTTTTCTCACCCTTAATAATACCAGCCTTAATAGCAATACCATCATTATCATCAGAATCTAATACCATCGCTAATGAAGATTTTGTTCTATTGTGCATTTTTGTAATGCTCTCTTCCTCAATGTCAATAGGTTTAGGTACCATTTTTTTGAGTAAAATTTTCCAATTTATTGGTTTTACGGGTTTTTTAAGGCCTTCACCTGAACTACCATTCCTTGCTTTTTTTCTTGCCTCTTTGGCATCCTCAATAGACTTCATCCTTTCCTGTTCTTCTGCCTCTGCCTGTTCTTCCATTTTTTTAATTTCTTCTTCAACTTTTTCAGGAGTCAGTTCATCCCTTTCATCAGCATCTAGCATATCCTCATCTTTTGTAGTTTCCTTCATTGCATCATCGATTTTTTCCTGATCGGTTTTCTCATCCTCATCCTTTTCCTCGTCACTGTCATCGAGAGGGTCTTCGTGGTTCGAAGCTGAAGATGATGATCCAGAACCTCCTTCAATAGCATTATCAGGTTCTGCTTCGTCGCTACCGTCGCTACCGTCATCACTGCTATCAGTCTCCTCACCGTCTCCGTTGATACGTTCCCATTGACCATCTTCCTGGTTTTCTAAGGCATCCTGGATTGCTTGTTTTTCCTCGTCAGAAACTTCATCATCCTCCATAATATCCTCGATTCTATCCTCGATAGCATCCTGAATATCCTGCATATCCTGAAGTTCCTCGTCCGTAAGGTCCATATCGTTATCCTCACCAGCTTTCATTTTGTCTAGCATGTCTGCTAATTCCTCAGGAGACATTTCTGCAATCTCGTCTTCATCAGGCATATCAGCAAGGTCTGGGCCACCGGAAGCATCAGAGCCTTCAGGGCCTTCATCTCCATTAATCTGATTATTGTCTGCATCGAGATGTTCATCCATTGCAGATTGCATTTTTGAGATTTTATCCATCAATGAATTTTGAGGATCAGGAGTGCCCTCCTCAATGTCATCAAGAACAGCAATCTGAATATCCTCTATACTGTCGAAATGGTCATAATTGTAATCTGATGCAAAAAGGCCTATCGGAAGCTGAGCATAACCCTTCTTTTTTAATTCGTAATTCGTGATGTAATCACCGATGTAATTTTGGATTTTCCCATTGGCGTTCCTTGCTGCTCTACGCAATGTTTTTCTACTTCTCTTTTTTTGTTTTTCTGTTAGGTGATTATCCACTGCTTCATCAATATTTTTATTTTTCATTTATATTCTCCTGTAATTATATTTTTTACAAATAATTCAGTATTACCTGATGGTAATATACTTTCGCCTATATATCTGTAATCTTTATATTTTGATATTAACTCTTGTTCCTTTGCATGTGCCTCACTCCCGTTAGGGTATTCTTTGTAAAAAATCAAATTCAATTCACTTTCTATACTTTTGCTATATCGCATTCTTAGACTGTAATTAATATTTTTTGTTTTCTTAGTTATTCCTATTTTATAAAGACCTTTATACTCAAAAAAATACAGATATGTTGCATGCTTAGTATCATGTTTTGATGACACTCTGTTCCTATATCCACAATCTCTGCAAAGTTTTCCCTTCAGTATTGATACAGGGTGTGCACTAAATTCATTGCCACATACACATTGAAACTTCATTCTTTCTGCACCTGATATGAATTCAGTGATTATTTTTGGCTTTGGTTCAGGCATATCATTGTATTTTTTCATATAAATTTCTTTCGAGATTCTTCTCTTCATCCCAGCCTGAATTTTTGAACAACCACAGGTTACGCCCCTTAAAACATCATTTGGAGATATCATATATTCATTACCACATCCACATAAATGTTTTATTTTTTCTTTGGAGCCTTTATAATCTTCAATGGGTAATGCTTTTATTCCTTTGTCAATCAAAGCTTTCTTATATTTATCTGTATCAATATAAGGTCTCTTTCTTGAGCATCCGCATGTGCTCCTAATTGCATTAGAGGGTTTTGTTATATATTCATTGCCACATATGCACCTAAACAAAGTTGGTGTATTCATGTCCTTATAGGTTCCTATTAATATAACTCCGGTGTTTAGTAATTTTTCTTTTAGTTTATCTATTGTTGTAGATTTTCTCTTATTATGAGGCACACTACATTTTTGACATTTATATCCTTTATATGCATTATTTGGAGATATCATATATTCATTGCTACATACACATAAATGTTTTATTTTTTCTTTAGCACCTTTATATTCTCCCAGGCATTTTATGCCTGTTTTATTCAAGATTTTATTTTCATACTCCTCCTGAGTTAATTTTCTTGGCATTATTTCTTAGGTCCTATTATGCTTCTATCTATTTGTTCTTGTAATAAATCTCCACTCCAACCCGCTGACTGTAGCAATTTTGGCCATCTGGTCGGTCCTTCTCTTACCATTAAGTTAAATAAATCTACAGAGCCATAAAAGTGATCGGCGTGCACGATATGATAGATTTCATGAAGTATCAGGAATTCGATATATGCATAGGCATCAGGAATATTTCCTCCATTGCTTTCGTACATTCCGCCTGCTGGCTTAACACCCTTCATATGTGCGTATTGGATTAATTGCTTACAGAATGCAACATTGAAAATCAATTCTCCGTTTGCTGTTGCTGCGGCTGTTCCTACCTGTTTCATCCATTCTGGTTGTCTTACGAATTTGGGTGCTGGAGTAACATGAATTGAAACCTTTACTTTTTTGCCTGTAATAGGATCCCTCAGTTTGAAAAATGCTGGATTTGACACCCTAACCCATTTTATCATTTCCTTTAATTCTTTGAGAGTAACTTTAGGTACTTTGTCAGACGGTGTTATGTAATCGAATAATATGCTTTCTATCATATTTTTTTTATTTACAGCATTTTGCCTTTCATTAGCATGCTCCAGATGTGACATCTGAATATCCAATCTTTGCTGAAGGTCTTCAGTGATTTCCTTTACAGTTTTGCCTCGTTCCTTTGCTTCTCTTTTGATTATTTTTTTGACATAAGGAGTGGATAAATCTACATGCTCAAATTGAGCATGGACATTTTTGTCAATAGATTTTGTAAACTGTCCTTTTATTTTTTCATCTAAAGCATTTCTAAATATTTCTGAGAATATTTGAAGGCTCTCGTTTTTTGGTGTAGAATTTTCCATATAAAACCCCTTTTTAGGTTATTTATACCCTAATCATTTTCATTTTGAGTATTCCCATCATGCCTTGATGGACATTGGACGTTATCATGTTTGCTATTTTTTCATATGGAACCTTGAGTTTTCTGAGGTCATTTGTATCCTTGAACCTTTCAGATCCTTCAGGCCATATGAAGCATTTGTATCCTCGTTCCAAATATTTTAAGGTTTCTTCATGGGCTTTTTGGTCACATCGTTGATTATCAAGGCAAAAGATTGGTTCCTTTAATTCCTGAATCCTATCGTCACCGAGGTTAGCCCCGAGTTGTGCTATGACATTATCTAAGCCACTAGACATTGCGTCATAAATTGATTCAAAAATATATACTGGTTTTTCCTTGTCAATATTATAAAAATTCCATGCCTTATGACCGCTGTTTCCTGTAACCATATAAACGAAAAATCTTTTTTCTCTCCATGCCAATGCCTGAAATCCATACCATAGGTCTCCTTTTTTGAGTGGTATGATGATGTATTCTGATAGAGTTTGTAATGCTCCATTAAATTTTATTTTGTTCCCTTTGGGACTGTATCTCCAGTCACTCTGAACCTCAATCCCACGATTCTCAATGTATCCTGAAGGTCCATCTGGTCCTGAAGGCATATCAGTGAAGCCTGCTGGTTCAGGTACCAAAAACAGACCTCCATCATTTATCGGTATATTGAGTGCTTTTGGCACTCCTGCTGCTTTTGATACAGAAGGAGTGCCAAAATCAAGTCCTGAAGAAAATGACATAATCTCATCGGCTGACAGTGCTTTTTCCTCATGACCATCTTGGTCATCCTGAGTATTCTGAGAGTTCTGAGTGTCTATTTTTTGTACAGTTTCTTGATCAAAATTTAACCCGGTGTCAAAAGTCGGAATCTCATCCATTCCTTTTTCCTGATCATCATTCTCATCCTCTTTAACATCATCCTTAAAAAGTGTCTTCAAGGTCTTCAGTCCTGCCCCTCGTTTTTCATTGGCATATAGCGAAAATTCCCTTGGGTGATTCTCTTTAAGGTATCCGTAAAGGTTTGTAGAGTATTCACAATTGAAGCATTTCACTGCAGCATTGTCATACGAAGGTTTGATATAAAGGTGTAAACGATGCTTTCTCATCCATGAACCGCCCTCATTACATATCGGACAACATACGGAAATGTCAGAAGGACCAACATTGCCTATGGTATCATATGGATGAACCATCATCCAATATTTTTTGTCAATTTCATCGAGGTATTGTGCCATGAAGGCTCCTTTTTGTTTTTATAAATAATCTCATATAATAGATTTTATCAAAATAATGCTTAATTTTATGCCTATGTTCTGATAAAATCTGAATCTAAAAATTTAAAACTGGAGAATATTATGAATGATAAAATTTTAAATGAAAGTGTGAGAGAATCTTTTGAGAACCTTATAGCAAAGTACCCGATTTCTGAGTGCAATTACATCATAACAAATTCTCTTGCTATACTTGGGGATAAAAAAATTCAACCAAGCAAAGAAACAAAATTAACTGAAGCATCACTGAAAAGGATAAACAGGTATAAATATCCTGAGAGATTAGCATCTCTCATTAATATTACAATAGATAAGACCGAAGAATGGGCTAATTTCAGTTTTACGAAACTTGCTCTTCAATCTTAATATATTAAAAATCTAAAAAATCATCCAGTGAGTTTGTGTTTTTAGTTTTATATTTTGCACTATAAAATTTATTAATGTTATTTACATGTAGTGGAAGTTTTTCGTCCATAAAAAACTCTAATATTCCATTAGGATTATAATTTACTTCTACAGTATTGAATTCATGAATAATTTTATCTTGTATATCCTCTGGAACCTCTGTAAAATCTACAAGAACTTTATTTCTGGCAAAATTATCTTTGTACATATTATGCTCTCCAAAAAATTCATTTAATGAGTCATTGCATACACAATGTTTTTCTGCTTTTTTTATACCATAAGGTTTTGTTTTAAAGATATTTTTTGAATCTTTTAATTCACCTTTTTTCTTGCCACTCTTTATAATATCATAAATATCATAATTTTCTACAAGTTCATCCCAAATATCCATTGTTGTGACTGTCTTTACACACTCTGAATTTATATTGTTCTCTTTTAAATAACCAATAAATTCGTCGCTAAAATGAGACTTTCCTGTAACAGTTGGCACATTATCACCCTTATCACCAATTAATCCATGGATGATTGTAAATCTTGACATTGGCCCAAAATCTGTCTGAACAATTTCTGATTCAAAATCAGTTAAAAATTGGTCCTCTTTTTTAATAGGATCCCACATTCTAACATTATTGTGTGCTTGAACCTGTTTCCAGTCATGATCAGAAGTCACGAGAATGATATCCATTTCATTACCATATTTTATTGCTATTGTGCCTGCTATATCATCAGCTTCGGCTTCATTTACTCGTAGGACCTTGAAAGGAAAATTCTCTTTGATTTTTTCTAACATTTTGTCAGTTTCTTCGAAAAATTCCTCAAAATTTACGTCATTATCTTCTTTGGCCTTGCTTCTGTTAGCCTTATAATCTGGATAAAATCTTTTTCGCCAGTTATCTTGACCATCTATTGCCAGTATAATTTCATTTTTGAATTTATTTTTTATGAATTGAAGTGAGTTAAATAATAAAGATTTGTGATATTGAATAAAATCTTCAGTAACAAACAGCCCATCTTTTTTTCTAGGCTTTGCTTGTTGTAATGCAATAAAAAGGTTTCTCATATTTAAGTGACTAAAATCCACTATCGTTATCGATTTTTTCATATGTTTCCTTTTATTTTATTTTTTGTGTCCTTTGACTCAGTGACCTAATTGATGACCTAAAGGTCATCAAGGAAATCTAAATCTGAACTAGCAGATGCTGTAGGAGCTGGTTGTGTAGATTGAGCTGGTTGAGCTGGTGCTTCCTGCACAGGTGTTTCTACTGCTGGTTGTACTGGAGCAGTTTCAGCTACTGGTGCTTCCTGTGCAGGTGTTTCTACTACTGGTTGTACTGTCTGATCTGGCTGAGTAGTTGGCGCTGAAGTATCAGTTTTTGCGGTTACTCCCACGATACCAGAAACTACATTTTTGAATTGGATTGGATCAACAAATTCTGGTTGATATGCTTCAAGAACAAATTTCATTTTTGTTCTTAATTCTTCGTAAGTTTCGAAAGCCTCAGGTTTCATAAATTCTTCTAATTTAAAAGCACTATTGATAATATCATTTTTTGCTTCTTCGCCATCTGCATATATAGAACTTGGTGCCATAATCTCTGTGGCATCATAGTTTAAAAAACCAGCAACTTTAGCAATTTTAAGTTTAATATTACAACCTGTTAAAGGATTGAATAATTGTTTTGGTTCTTCGCCCATTGCAATTTCTGATTCTGATGGTTGAAGTGCTGCCATAAATTTATCTTTAAGTTTTGTTCCAAATTCCCATAAGAAAATTTTACCTTCATTTTGAGGATTTGCGGGGTCTTTGATAACCTTGATGTTTGCCATAAATTTAATTTTTCTGCTAAATTTCTTAGCCTCTTTTTTGCCTTCTTCAGTGCCTATGTTATATAGTGCTGACCAAAGTTCTGATGCTGGACAAGGTTCACCGATTGTCTCTGGTGAAATATTGATATACCATCTTTTTTTCTTGTTTACATTATCAAATGATTGAAATGCATGGTTATATCTCTGAATAAATGGGGTACCTGTTGGGTCTGGAAGTAATCTAATAATTGCTCCTCCATTATCGTTCTCGTCCCGACTCAATTTCCAAAATCTATCATCTTCGTAATTTTTCTTTCCGCCTGCGTTTACATTTGCACCTAAGTTTTTCTCTAATGAACCCCAGTCCATGTTTCCTGTGCTGCTAAAATCTAATGCTGCCATATTTTTTCTCCTAACGTATTTTAACGTGTGTTTTAATTTCATATCTTTTTTGTGGAGGTTAAATGTTGTTGCTCCATGTTTTGTTTGTTTTCTTGCTCTAATTATAGAGAAAATTTACTTAATTTTTATAAAATTCCAATATTATTTTATCAATATCGTAAATGCTTCTTTTTGACTTTAGTAAATTTTCCTTGCAAAGAAGCATTTGTAAATTTTCCTTTGAAGCAATTATAAAAATAGGAATATTTTTCGTAAATCCTTCAAAAACACTAATTTTATGATCAAGATGATAATCACCATATGACCTAATTAGATTATATGGGTTTATAATATCACCGTAATTTTTGTAATTCTTTTCACTAAGCCTCCTAACCAATTTTGAATATCTATCAAAATCTTCCCTATCTTCGTCTTTTATCCAAAAACCAGATGACATTTTTGTTTTTCTTTCATTTTCTTTGATTTGCACAGGATTATTGTAATATTCATAACCATATCTATTTAATTTTGTTATCTTTGATTTTTCTTTCATGGCCTCTGATTGCGTTGAATATTCACAACCATAACGAGATAAGTTTGTATTCATGATTTTCTGTTTAACTTCTGAACTTTGTGCAGCAAAATCAACCCCATATATATTTCTATTTGTTGATTTTCTTTTTTCTGTTACTTCATCCCAGTTATCTTTATCATTCAAAGATTTTGATATTTTCTTGCCATTTTGTTCATAATCTGTATTGTTTACTCCTAATAATTTTTTATCTTTATCATTATTAGAACACTTCGAAGAACAAAATTTATGAAATCCTTTATTGAAACTTATGAATTTAGGAATATTGGTGCAGTCATTTGACTTGCATTTAGGCACATCCATATCATTATATATACAGTATATTTCCTCTTTTGAGATGTTAATTTGATTGATGATACGAGAATTCAATCTCCCATCAGAACGCAATAGATTTTCTTGAATGTATTCTTTAGTCATTTCATTGATCATCATATCTCCTTATATACAGTATTATATACAAAATTTACTTAATTTTATGAAAATGGATTATTAGATTTTTGAGGATTGGTATGCCTAAACAGCATATCAGATGTAGTTTTATATTCATCATTTTCAACGTATTTATGATATTATTTATATTTTTAAAATGTTCTAATTCCTGGTTTTGAAATGCCTTTTGTCTTTCGTCCAGCAGAAGAGCCATCGTTATTTTTCCATGTTTTTGTTTTATGACAGGTAGGACATAAAACCATAAGATTATCATCATGACAATTTGAGGGATTACCATCAATATGGTCCACTTCAAGGACTTTGATTGTATCATATGAGCCATCGAAGTAATCTTCCTTCATACCACAACCAAAACCTAATCTCCCATCCTTATTTTGACAATAGGGAATGTCATATTTTTTGCCTCTGTAGGTTTTGCTATTCTGCATTTGAGTATATGAGTCATATTTACTATTTTTCTTGGCAATATCATTATTAAAACATTTGGCACATACCGATTTTCCTGTTAAGCATGATACTCTCGGGGGATACGTCCCATCTTTTCTTTTAGTATTGATTGAGCCTCTTGCCGCAGGTTTCCCACATTTGCATTTATATTGTGTATGATCATTCCATTTTGCCATATTACTTCTCCTAATACCATACCAATGATTTTTTATTAGATAACTTTATGCTTCCTTTTATATAATCATTTGCTGCTAATTCAGGCAGTTCTGAGTTATCTACTGTAGTTTTGATAAGATTATCATTGTTAAATAGTTCTTGTAATTCATCATCAATCTGAACAAACTTCTTTGAACTAATTGTTACTTCATTAAATTTATCTTTAATATTAGAAGTTTGGTTTTCGAGAATATCCATAAAATATACTTTTGGAAGATACTTTGATAAATTAGTGAATTCATTATCTTCAATAACTTCTCTAATATAATTAGGTAATAATAGACTTTTTTTGTTTATAAGCACAATGCCACCATATTTTAGATAATCATCACCCTCAATTAATCCAAAATCCGATAAAAGCATACTAATATTCGCCTGATGGAAATTTCCTTTTTCTGCTATTTCTGTTCCTAAAATATAATCTTTTAACATTATTTTACTTCCTTATTTTTATTATCTTCATTGATTATATCATCCTTATACTGTGACGTGTACTCGTCTTTATTAATGCATTTTTCCGTTGGTACCTGGTTTATTCGTAAACCTTTAATTATTTTGCTCATTTTTTTATCCTTGAATGTATCTAATTTTTGGTTGTTTTAATTCTGAATATCCTGTGCTACCTTTTGGTCCCATATAACTATAATCTTTGGGAATAATGTATTTTCCTGTTAAAAAAGAATCTAAAGGAACAGGATTAGCCGAGAATACATCATTAACATCAGCACCATTCTTGATAAGGTTAAAGTTTAAAGAAATTTTAACCGAATTATCTATTAGACCGAGAACATTAATGCTAGGTTTTTGCTTCATATTTTTTGTGTCTTTTGTATAAAAATCATTTTCCATAATATCTCCTAAATATATACTTTTTTATCTGAATTTTCAATATTGTCTTCTTTTTTCTTTTTAGTTTTCTTTGGTTTTTTGGTTTTCTTAGTTTTTTCGGATTTCAAAACTATACTCATAAAAACTTCATATAATCCCCAGACTATCAGCCACTGTAATAAACCTAGATTCACAACTAAAATTATAAACCATATAAATGAGGTTTCATTAACAAATTTATCTATTCTTTTAAAACTCATCCGATATACTCCCAGATTATACCAGTTATTCTCATTTTAAATCCTTTTGTTCTTTTATTACTATAATTATAATATAATATACTTAGAGGAATATTAAATTACTCCATTAAAATTTCCATATAGCTCATAATATGTCCTTTATTTTATTAACTCTATACTTCCATTGTTTATATAGAATGCGTTAAATGATATTTCGGGATAATCAAGAATTAACTCTAAAAAAGCATTGATATTATCTCTTGAATCATCGTATAGTCTTACTTTTTTGAACTGAGTATTATCTCCTAACATTTTTTTGATAATGTGATATTTTTTTGATGCATTATCCAATCCTGGGATGTTTCCTGCTCTGATAACATGAACTTTTTGGTCATCTTTGTGCCCAGCTTCAATGCCGTGTTTGACCAAAAACTCTAAAAATCTATCTTTGTCGTCAAAATCTTGTCTTGCTGTTAGCAAATAAACCTCTGAATTTGTTGTTTTTGTATTCTCAAAAAGTTCTTGAAGTATCTTTATCATTGGAGTGTTTGGCACTGAAGTGTTTATAAAAATATCAGTGTCTACAAATTCGGAGAAGTCGAAAACTTCTCCTGTTAATGCTATATATGTATTGTATTCTTGATTTGTTAATTTTCGTAGTATATTTCCATTTTCGTCTTTTATGATGATTTTTGCTTTTGTGAAAAATAATGTTTCATCAAGGTCAATAAAAGTAATTGCGTTATTCAAAGATTATCCTTTATGTATTGCTTATATAATTATAACACAATAACCTTAAGAGGAGATAAAATTTATATATTTATGTGAATTTTTTTATATCTCTTACAGCTTTTTCAAATATTTCCTCATTATATTTTCCAAAATAACTGGCAATTTCATAGGGATTGAAATTATATTTTTCGGCAAACCTAACATGAAAATCTATAATAAATCTTGATGATAATATTATTCTTTCATCCTCATTATATTTGTCTGTCTTAATAAGGTTCAGCATATCCTTCAATGTTTTACTAAAGAACCTCTCAACTTTTTGAACATCTGAAGGCTGAGATATTTCGATATTTTTATTTTTTATAGTCTCATAAAATTCTTTTTCATATACATCAATCAGAACCAAATCTTTTATTTGGCTCTGCATGTTTTGTTGTAAGTTTCCTTTAGCGTTCAATGTTTATCCTTTATTTTATGATTTTATTTTTGTTTCTTTTTCTAGTTTTTGCTAGTTTTCTTTTATCTGCTCTACTCATGCCTTTTACGAGTTTTCCTTTAACATCACAAACCATAGACACTCCTGAATCTTTTGATTTTTTAATTTTGTCAGCATGTTTTTTCTGACATTTTAATTTTTTCTTCATAGCACGTTTGAATGCTGGCTTTCTTCTTTTTTTGGCTGCATCTTTTTTTGCTTTTGCTGTCATTCTCTCACTGATAGCATCATCGTCCTCGTCCCAGTCATAAGCATCCCAATCAAAATTATCATGATCAAAATCTTCGCCATCAAAATCACCATATTCTACGATTTCCATTACCAATTCTGTAATTTCTGCAATATCATCATCATCCAGGTCTTGTTCTTGTATGAGCTCAATTAAATCTTGCTTTGTCCAATCTTTATCATTGTTTTCATACTCTTGTGCCTTATCCTCTAAAATTTCTCTAAAACTTCTCATTATTTAACTCCTAATTCTTTTTTTATTGTTTCTATAAATTCACCGTAGTTATGTGTTCCATACTCATCTTTAACAATTTTTGAGACAGATAAAGCAAAATCTTTTATTGACATACTATCATCTATTTTTTCAATGTTTTTGTCTATCTCTATTGCTAACTTATCTGACTTTTTGCTTTCGTCAATATTAATAATCTCTCTAAAACTTTTCATTATTCTAATACCCCCTGTGCTAACATTTTAAGTTTTGCCTGCAAAACCTCTCTTCTGAAAATTGGGTCTCCATTTTCATCTAATTCTCTCACTTCAACACTTAATATATATGTTGTGCCAGCTGTCAATTGTTGAGATTGTAATGGCATTATTTGAAAGATAAAAAATGAATCTGCTGGTGTTTTTATGGTGGCGCCGATATTAAAATCATAAGTAAAATTTCCATCTGCACCTGTTTTAATTCTCATTTCTCTCGAAAAATCAACAAAAACCCCTTTTAGGGTGATTGTGATGTACCTATCTACTTCAGGAACTTCAATGACATTTCCATCTGCATCTGTGCTATCATGATATATTCTACCGCTTACTGTGCAGATATCATTATCTGCACCAGAAATAACATCATCATTAAAAACAACTTTTTCTAATCCTGTGCTCTCAAAGATTTTATATGTTTTTCTAAAATCTTTTCCTATTAGAGAATCTGAATTATAAATATTTTCATTCTTGGTCAAGGTTCCTTCTAAAATAGGAGTTCCTCCAAGAGTATCTGAAACTACCCAAGAACCCTCCCAATTGTTTGGTAAGTTTATGACTTGTTTGCTACTGAACTCATAAATATCTCCCGAATCTCCTTGTATCAATTCTATGGTTTCCATTACTTAATCTCCTTAATCCTGAAATTTGCCATTAAAGTCATTTTTAACTACAAATTCATTATCCGCTATTTTCTTTCCCTCAGGTAATGCAGATTCGTTCATAGCCTCTTTGACATTATATTTTAGTAAGATTTTTGCTATTTGATTGTTTAATCTTCTATCAGATATTTCAGGAATATGAAAAAACTTTCTGTCTTTAGTAACAAGTACATCATCTTGTTTTAGTGCTATGGCTATTTCCATAACAGCTTCGGCATCATAGAAATAAGTAGTTGCCTCCCCATTCCATTCTTTTGCTATATAAGAATCAATTTTTTCATCTGACATTTTCTTAACAGCCTCGTTTACGTAATCTTTAAAAGTCATTATATACCTCTTTTTTATTTTATTTATAAAGTTTGTTATATGTCGAAATAAATTTTATATTTCCATTCTCTTGAAATAACATTAGTTTTCCAAAAAACAGTTATTGGTTTATTTTTCCATTGCATTCTTTTGGGTGTCATGTCCCATACCATTTTGTGTATTTTGTTTTCCCATGTTCTTTTTTCTATATTAAGAGTAAAATCAATAATATTAATTTTTTTATTCCAATCAATATTATCAAAAGAGATTAATAAATTATCACAAGAAGCATCGATCAAAAAGTCTTCATGAACAGAAGCACCCAAATTATCATATACAATTGCTCTTACTTTTAACTCACCAATTAAATCTTTAACATCAAAAGTCCAATCTGATAAATCAGGAATAGGCCCAGTGGTGTAATAGAGTGACCAATTTTCATTGCCATTGATATCAGGATTATTTCTCCATATTTGCCATTCTACTTTTTCTATTGTTCCATCTGTATCTTTGCCATTATGCGCAAAAATATATTCTGAATTTTCTACAGTTCCATCAGGCTCTTTTAATGTTTTGAGTTCCATCTCGGGCGGAATATTATCCATTGCGAGTGTTTTTTGCTCTTCAATAGTAATATTATTATAGCCATCAAAATAAGTTATATATTGAGTTACAGGAATTTCTCCATATGTTTCCAATAATCTAGTAAATTCTTCTGCTGTTATTGTCTCATTATAAAATAGAAATTCTATATTTATTATTTGGTCTATATTTCCTGACGGATTTGATTTGATTGTAATCTCATCCCCAACAGAATAAGGAGCTGTAGAATCTAAGAATCCTGTTTCAACAACATAATAAATAGATGCTGTTTTTTCGCATATAGCTTCATTGCCAAAATAATCCATCACTTTTATTTGTGCTGTGATATCACCTGCATTGGTTGTAGTATAAACATTCCCTGAGATAAATCCCTCATCATTAAAGTTATACTCAACAGTATTTGTGCCCATAAAAGCAAAAACTATTTCATTATTATATTTCTGATATAAAAAATGCTCTATATCAAATTCAGTATAAGACATTTCATTGGTATTATTATTTAATGCTATTATATTTTCACCAGAATTAACTTTTTCTGTTAGAGTCCAATCAGAACACTCAATACTATTTGGTTTATTGAGTTTTATGTCTTGTACATATACATCTTCACCTTTTAATTCTTGCACTATATATGCAAATTCTGATGGAATGTTGTCAGTGCTTGTTCTATCTCCATCTAACCATACAGCTATTAATATAAATTCTCCAGATGCATTTGTTAATCCTAGTGTATTATCCTGAGAGGATATACTTGCGTCACCGAGATTTTTATTGTAGCTTCCGTCTTCTGTATAAAAAACATCCGACCATTTTGTTAAACCATTATTTGTATTATTTACAAAAATTTGAAGAGAAGCATCTATTATGTCGCCAGAAGAATTATAAATATCCCCTGCCATTGTTATGTTTAATGACATATATTATCTCCTATTCTATTTTTTCTAAATTGCTTATATTATATTTTTCAAATAAAATAACTTCATTTTGTTTTTTCAAATCCTTTATAGTATCATAAAAAACATCAAAAGTCATATCACCAGAACTATCATATTTTCCTGTATAATACTTCTTTTTACCTTGAAATAATTTCCCAAAGACATTAAAATCAAAACCTTCTGCATTATCTATCTCTGCCCAATAAAAATCTTTATCTTTTGTATTGGTGTATTGTCCTATCATATCTTTTACATCTTCTAGGTATTCTCCTGTATATTTCTTCTTTGTAGTTGATGTTAAATCTCTGTGCTTATAAGATTTTTCATCTTTCAATGAAACAACTCTATACAGTTTTTTGAATTTTTTTATTACCTTTAGTTTTTGAAGTTCTTTCTTATATTTCCTCAAAAACATAAGAAGATTATCTCTTGACTCGTCATCATTATATAAAACATATCCTGATAATTCTTCCACAAATTCTTTTAATTCAGGTATCAGATCCTCAATATTTTCTATGTTTTCATTCATAAAGTCCTTAAATTTAATCATTCTATCACTCCCCATTTTATTTTGAAATCTCTTCCATTAGGTTTTATCCAAAAACCACATATTTCATACTTTATTAAATCATCAGCCAAATCATTATCATCATCTATTTGTACAAGATTGAAATTATGAACTGAAGTTTCTTTTGTTACGCCTGAGATATAGTTATACATTGTTCCTTCTAAATCTCCAACAGCCGTATTGATAACTTTTATATACTCTGTCGCGGTGGCGCCATATACATCTTCTATCTGGTCTATTATAACATTTTTTACTGTACTTCTTATAGGATTATTTGTATTATTTATTATCTTATGTTTATCTTTATCCCAATATCCATTTACCATTGGTATAGCACAAAGTTGCCATGAGTTACCTTCCACTTCTATTTCACCATAGGCTTGTATTGTTTGTTTTTCTGCTACAGTATCGCCGCATTTTTGAAATACTATATCATATTCCCTCACAGCATCACTACTATCACCATCTGTATCGGTGGCTATTTCTATTAATTTATACCTACCTTCATTATTATAAGTCCAACTAAAAACAGGATTGCTATCAAGTGATGTTTGCAACGACCAATCCTGATTATCTTCATCATATACAACAGTTCTTACTTCGTTGCCGTTTTCATCTTCCGATATCTCTATATATGAGTTTGAGTCTAAATATAATTTCCAATCAATTTTAAGATTTTGAGGATTATCTTCTTGATCGGTAGAACAACTCGTATATATGGCTGTAGGTACGGTAAAACATGATATATTTTCTTCATTACAGGCATCTGGCGGAATGTTTGTTTTCTCTATATCTTTTGAAATAGTATCGGTTTTTATTTCCCAACCTGTAAAATATCTTACGGTTTGAATTACTGTCTGAAGTCTAGGAACACTTAAAATTTGATTGACTGTTTCGGATTCCTGATGATTGAGCGATGTTCCATCCTCGGAAAAATTATAATCTACACCATCCTCTTGTACAACATCATAAGAATCTCCAATAACAGGTATAATTTCTGCTTCATCTATTATGGTAGGTTCTTCTGGGTTGACATTAAAATCTGGCTGAATGGTGTATTCCTTCCATTCCATATCTTTTGTGAGAACATAATCATAGAATTTACCTGTGCCGTCGTCTATCGTAATTATTTGTTGGATTGTTTTTCCTGATTCAGCACAATTTCCTATGTGCTGAAAGGAGTCTGTATATGTAGAAGATTCATAAATAGTTTCCATAAAGACTCCTTTTTATGAGTATTTATATTAAATTTAATAACTTAATGCCGGTTTTCTTTTTGGGTCTTTCTTGTCCATCATAATTAGAAAATCTCTCACTGTTTTATATTCCTTTTCATCAAACGAATAAGAATAATTTGACTTGTCCCATTGAGCGATTAAGGCTTTTAGGTTCGAGTTATTTTTAGCCTTTTTAACTGTAACAGTTATTGGTCCTTTTGTAAATAAAGTGTATTGAGAATTATACTCTCCCTCTTTATATCCATAATCCAAAACTTCCTCTTTTGCTTTATAGAAGTCATATTTTTTTGCTTCGTTTACATATTCTCTAAAAGTCTTCATGCTATTCTCCTATTTTGTTGTTATTTATCTAAGCTAGAGTTTTCATCCAGTTCATTGCTTCATTTTTCTTTTCAAAAAAGTTTACAATATCACTTTTTTCTCTTGTAACGATCATATATATTTTCCCATTGGGCTTAATATTCCCGCCCCATAGGTCTTGTTTTTCTGCTCCATGACTTGCTGGATATGTTGGTATTTCAAAAAGTTTAACTTTTTGATTTTTTGTTTGTTTCATAGGCTTAGTCACTTCTGACCATTTAACCAATTTTCTGACAATGCCATCATAATGTTCAGTGTCTGAACTGTCAGAATTGAAATATCTTTTTAAATCTGGAAGTTGTGCTGTCATTCCTGAACCTTCAGCATATGTTATCCATAATTCTTTGTAATCTGTATTATATAGTACATATTCTTTTGTTGCCTCATTTATCTCATTTATAAATTCACTAAATGTTTTCACAATCCACCCCTAAACCTTTTGACTCACTTATAACATCTATATTATCATAATCCTTGTTTAAATCATTTATAATTTTCTTAGCTTCTTTCTTATTAGTTTTGAAGAATAAAACTATTCCTCCTGAAGATAGATCAACTTCTACCCCATAACTACTATAAGCATCTTTGAGTTCTTCTGCATAATCATTCTCATCAGAACCCAAATTAATTATTATTTCTACTTCTTTTTTCCCCTCTGTTATATATTCTTTAAATTTTATCATATTATTTCTCCTTATTTTATATTGTATCTAACTAAGACTTAAATCTTACTTAAATAGCGCTAAATCTGATAAATCTACGTCGAATTTTCCGAGGAAACCACTAACGCCATTGCCAGCATCATACATTTTTTCATCCAATGGGTTTACTGCCATCCCACTTCTATTCAATAAGAAAAATATTTGCTCTCCAGTTTCTGGGTCGATTGTATCAATCCATTGTGTTGTATAATGAGAATAAATTGTTGAACCTTTTGAGTATCCATTGCCTTTAATCCCGAAAACCACTGAGTCAGTGCCATCATTTGGATGAGTATAATCGATGTAATATTCTACACCTGAAACTCTGCCTAGGTATGAAGGACTTATATTATCGTTAATGCCTTCATTATTTGTGTCATTCAGTGTACCTCCCAAAAGACTTGCTACATTTGATGATACAACAGCCCAACCCAAAGGACTTCTATTATCAGAAATTGGCAAGTCACAAAGGCCTTTATTTACCGTGATTGCAATTGATTGTCCTACAGCCCACAATAAATTGTCAAAATCTGCACCAGAAAATGTAAGAGTTGCTTTAGTGCTTGCTCTATTTTTTACCATTGTAAGGAAATCATCATCAACTTTGTATGTCATTTCATCAACCAAATAATGCGCCAGAACTTCATAAAAATCATCTCCATATATGTTTTGTAAGTCCTGTAAAGCCTCTTTTGTAAATTCTGTTCTAATTTTTTTAGAAACAGCCTTTATGTCTGCTTTAGCAATAGACAATTTTCCTGTTCCTTTATCCCATTGTGCTCCTGAAATTATTCCCACTGGACCAGTCATAGGTTGAAGGTCTGAAACTCTCCTCGCTATACTTCTTTTTTTCAGAATTTTGTCTATGTTACCTAACAGTTTTGGCTGGTCGATTATAGAATTTTCTTCATTTAAGATTTGTTCTTGATTCTCCATCATATTCTCCTTGTTTTGTTTTATTTATATTTTATTGTATATTACCACAATAGTGTCGTTATTAGCCATTTTAATATCTTCCTGAAGTTCAATATGATTTTCTTTTATGCTAATCACATCTTCTTTACAAAAAATATTAGAGTTATTAATGCTTATGCTGATTTCTTCATCAGCATCTATGTCAAATTCGGTACTAATAATTGAGCCATTAATTCTTGGATAATTATCAATAACTAGCATTTCTATATTATTCATAGTTAAACCTCCTTTTTATAAATATTTATAAAACCATGGAGAAGAAATGTTAAAAAGATATAACCCAACAACTCAACCTGACAGCACAATAACTTCATGGGATTTGCCTGATACTTTTGTCGGAGGTACTGTTACCATTTTCATAAATGGTCAAATGTTAGCATTACAAGATGATGATTCTGAAGTATATGGTTATACTGTTGATGAAGATAATAAAACTCTTGATTTTTATAATGCGCCTTTGGATGGCGATTTTCTTTATATAATTTATGATTCAGATGGTAGTACTGATGCAGCCTCTGATTATAGTGGTACCGGATTGATGAGATTGAATAAAGGTTTCAATCTAATTTCATACCAAGGACAAAAAGAAGCATTATGGGATAAAGACAAATCGCAAATAGATTATAAAGAAGGTATTTTGGCAAATGTACAAAATCTATTTATTGATCAAATAGAGGATGTCTATGGTGTATCTGCCAACACAATAGTAAGGGAAATACAAACATATGAAACAGACTCAGGAAAATATAGGACATTTAATGTAGGAAATACATCACCGGCTTGGTGTGGTAATGCTGAACATATTACAGACTCATCATTATATAGGGAAGCATTAACTGATGGCACAGAATACGGAGATCCTGGTGATAATGATTATGTTGTTTATAATCCTAATAATTTTACTTTAAGTAACTGTTATATAGATACTGACACAATAACATCATTGGATATAGATAATAAACTAGAAGATTTACCTGCAGGTTTAAGGACAGGTATTTTAATATACATATACCCTGACGCAGATTTATCCAAAACAGATGATTTGTTGGAAATATGGTTTTAGGAGATAATAAATGGCATTAAATTATGATATATCTTGTCATGCTCTTGATGAGTTAGGAGGCAACATTGAAAAGGCCAAGGTACATGCTTATTTCATACAAGTAGATAGTGGCTCAAGTGAATCGACATGGGATAATGATATAAGACTAACAGCAGGTAATGGTAAAGTTTCTTTTAACCTCGGCGATGATTCTTTTTTGACATCAGAGGGTATCATAAAGACAGGAGATAAAGTTCTTATATGTGCATGGGTTTCTGATGGGGATGCAGGGAACAATGATAAATCTTCAAAAGAAAATAATACTATAACAAAATGTGTTAATTTCATTCATACTGTTGATACAAGCTCTAGTTCATGGTCTGAAGATTTTACAATATTTGATGTCAAAACACCGGTTTGTGATATTTCTATACCAACTGTTAATTATACAGGACATTCTTTTACCATAACTAATAACAGCACTGTTAATCAAGGAAGTTTTGACGATCCAAATTTTGATAGAAGTGATTTATATCAAAATATTACAAACTCAGGACAAAATATATATTTAGGATTGAATATCGAAAAAACTATATATAACTATGAAGAAAATTCTTTTGAAGAAAATGTAACAAAAAATAATACATATTCATACATCGATGCAGGTGACTATACTATTGTAGTGCGACCATATAATTTCTTGGGATTTTATTGTGAAGTAACAAAAGATGAACATATATTATACAATAAACCAAGTATTGATTTTGATTATACTTTTAGTAAATTATTAAATTCTGATAAACATATAGGGGTAGGCAATGATGACAAACTTATAACCTCCCAATTAAGTTCTACAAATTACGGAGATACTTGGGAACAGATACAAGCAACCTTTGATTGGGAGATAGCAGATACCAATCAAGATGATTCAAGTAACACAGATACATATACAGGAAAAGACGAAGATTTTGAGCCAACAAAATATTTTATGTCAAAAGGCGATAAAACAATAACTTTGAAACTAAATTGGAATGATGGTTTTGATGATTTTACTGAAACAAAAGAATTAAATCCTTTTCTTGATATATATAATATAAGACAAGAAATTAATATTATTACTCAAAAAGAATATACTGTTAACAATACATATGTTCCGTTGGGTGATAATGATTTGGTTACTCTCAAAAATCTAAATTTTGACAACGCTTCTCAAGATTATGATAGTAATTCTCAATGGAAAACCCTTGATTATAGTATCACAAAAAAGAAAAATGACGGTTCAGATGACAATGAAAGTTACTCTCTTTCTGCAGAAGATGACGATGATTATTTTAAAGAAATAGAATTTTTTGTTAAATATTATCATGATACAGATAATCCTTGGTCTATAACACAAGACCTTCTATATTGGGATGGATATAAAGATGTTCAGAAGAGTATTACAGAAGATTATACATCAGAAAAATACTCAATAACTCACAATTTTTATTGGGAAACAGATAGACACGGCAAAGAAAAAAATATTGTTGATGATAATGATATGGTTTCTGTATTTAATACATCTATATTTGGTCCTCAAAATAATCAGGATATAGTTATAAAGGATTATTATGATGTCAGGAAAGAAAAGTATGCATCATATACAGATGACACCATAGAAGATGACACAGAAGAATTTGAATATACAGAAGATAACCTTACTAATGTTTCAACATTTTATGTAAGAAAGGATGGTGATTTTGAAATTGAGAATATAATAACATATTATAATGGTTATGATGAGGTACAATCAACCAAAACAAGAACACTAACTGCATCTGTGCTTATACCTAATATAATATTTAATTATACTTCAAGATTAGGTACAAATAAAGATATAGTAGGAAGAGATGATACTGTAACTTTTATTAATAGTTCTTATTTATCCGATTATTATAATACAGAATACTCAAAAACAGGTTCAAGGAATCTAAGCATAGATTGGTATTTTTCAAATGATAAAACAAAAGATAATTTCTCAAATATCAATGCAATAGGAGGAGATACTTTTACTGAAGATGAAATAAATACAGACGAATTTTTGGATTATGGTATGGAAGATGAACCTAAAATAAATTATTGGAGTATAGGAGATCATGATGCAGAAATGATTTTTTATTATAATGATGGTTACTTTAATAGAGATAAAAACTTAATAAAAACAACAAAAACTATACCATATTCTAATCTAAATCCTGACGCTACATATACTAATACTGTACCAGATAGAAATACAGAAATATCTTTTATAGATAATAGTACAAATAATGAAAATAGAATAATAGATATAGATTGGTCGCTAACAGACAGATATGAAGATAATTCTATGACAACTGATAAAAGGGGAGAAAACAATTTACAGACTTGGTTGAATGCAGGGAGAACAGAAGAAATTACAACAACTGTAAATTCAAATGAAAATCATACTTTATCACAAGATACAATAAGATGGGATAATGGTTTTTCATTAATAAATTTCAATAATTCTTATACTATATATACAACTAAATATAATATAAACCCTTTATTTAGTTATAAACAAGAATTCGTAACAGGTCCCGAAATTATATTTACTAATGAAAGCACTCCTAATGATAATGCTGTTTTATTGCAATATGATTATGAGATTTCGGACACAGATAATGATGGTAATGATGCATTTGTGGCATATAGAGATATAGACATAAGTACAGCTGAACAAAAGCACACTTATAAAAGTGTGAGTAATTCTCCATTTGAAGATGATGAAGCAAATAAAGAGGTTATTATATTTCAGGATTATGATGATGGATGGAATGAAGTTTATGATAATTATACAGAATTAATATTGGTAAAACCAAATAGAATATCTCAAGATTTTTTATTGACACCAATAAGACATGAATCAGACACCGAAACAGCCAATAATATTATTACAGGAAATAATCCTATAGAATTTCACGATACTTCAAGCACAGAAAGAACGGATGATTTATTTATTACTAATGTAAAATATACTATTATTGAGACGTGTACATAACATAAAAAATGTCATTGTTATAATCTATATCTAAAGAGTTTTTTACTGTGATAACATTATCTGTAATATCTGTTATATCAACGAGAGTGATTCCAACTAATCCATTTATGGTTATACAAACTTCTTCAGAATCATCTATATTATTTTGAACAGTAAAAGTTTTATTATCAGAATCAATAGTAGGGTTATTTTCTATGGTCATTTTATTGCCTCATGATGTAAATTTATAAATATTTATAAAAGGATACTTAAAAATGAAATTAGAAATAGATTTCAATAAAATTCTAACTAGCATTATATTAGCCATTCTAATGTATATGGGAAGTACAATATATGAGATGGACAAAGAGCAAAAACTAATTAATTACAAAATTGATCAGATTCATATGGTCCTTCAAAACCTATATGAAATAAAAGCTAAGGATTAATATAACTTACAATTTCTTTGATTGCTTCAGCTAAGTTTATATTCTCTACCAGGTGGTCACATTCATTGTCTATATCTTCTTGAGAAAATTGTTTTTTGTCATCTTCTAATCGTCTATCCCATTCTGTCTTATCAAATGAACCCCTAAGTTTTGCTCGGTTTTCTCTGATATCATCAGGTACTCTGATAAATATGGCAACAACCCTATCGCCAAAATATTCCTTGAATTCCTTTACACCAAGTATATCTAGCACTACAACATAGGATTTATCATCTTGAATCTCATCATTATGGACTCCATAATACCATAAGTCTTTTTTGCCATTAACTAAGGTTTCATATTTCCTGCACTCAATAAGTGAACCATCAGCTTCATATTTCAACATGGTTTCTTTGTCTGTAAACCAGTAAGGATTTCCTTGAGATTCATAATCCCTCATCGGTCTAGTTGAGTGAGAAGTCACAAAATTTAATTCACATTCTTTATTAAGTTTTTCTGCTATGGCATCTTTTCCTGCTCCAGAAAAACCAACTAGCACTAAAATTTTATTATTCATTATTTTCCTTACTTAGTATCTTATTTAAAGCTAAATTTATAAATTCCTCACCTGATTTTACAGATATGTATTCTATTCCTGATTCATCCAAAAAATCTTTTATTTCTTTTGCCTTTTCTTTTGCTTCATCTTCTGTTTGATTCCTTCCATATTCTTGATATTTGTGGTTTCTCTCAATGAAAAAATTTAATGTATTATATGAATTATGCATAGACAATGCTAACTTCTTAGCTTCATTATAATAGGGTAAAGTATCTTTCATATATGTAATTCCCATCACAAAAGGACTATCCGTTACTATATAATCAACTTTATTATCAAGAACAAAATGAGGATGAAATTGTTTGCCAAGCATCAAAATCTGATTACTTAATTGAACAAAATTTTCATCATATGTTAGTTCTTTGGCATACTCCACCACTTCTTCAACTTTGTATTGTCTTTTCTTTAATTCATAAAATAATCTTGAACGATTCGTACTTTTGCCACTTCCAGGTTCCCCAAAAATATTAATATGTAATGCCATTTTATTCCTTTAATTCTATTACAATATATGATTCATCTTCATAAAAAATTATTCCTTTAAGTTTTCCATCAGTAAAAATATCCTCACCTCTATCAGCTAAATGCCATTTTTCTTTAAATAGGTCTACTTCTATATTAATTTTCATATTTTTATACCTTTTTATTTAGGAAGTAAGTTATTCTTATAAGATTTTCTTTTTCACTATATATTGCTTTTATATCTTCTATTATATCAAAGAATTGCTTAATTTTCCCATTTTTCTTATAAAAAGTCTTTTGAAGATTTACAGGAAATTTTAATTCGTCATTATACATAAACTCATATTCTTCTTTAATGCAATCTTTATATATGTAGATTTCTTGAATTTTTTCTTTTAATTTTAAAGTTTCTGTTCTGATAAAAACTTCTATTTCTGTTTCTTCTGGCATTATATTCTCCTGTTTCTCAATATTTTTTTGTTGTAAAATCTCTAATTCCGGAAATGAAATTGCTGTCATTTTTCCTCCAAATTCTACTTCGTATCTTTTATCAATGAATGCACCAGTGTCGATACAAGCATATCCAATGTCATTGTCTATGATAACCTGAGTCTCATCATCATAGCCTTCTATACTTATGTACCTATCCAAAAGGTGCCCAGTGATGTTATGTCCTGTAATATTAAAATATCCTGTATCATCTTTTTCAGGAAGATTTCTGTTCCAATTGAACAAATCTCCTTTTTTGGTTATAGCAATCCTTGCCCTTAATCCATATTTCTCATCATAATCATCTCTGAATTTTTCTCGCTCATCCTTGTTACCGACAGTGAAAGGTAAATATTCGTCAATAAAATCAGCGCAGAATGCATGAGATACCAAAAGCTTTCTACCTTTATTGTCAAGACAATCGTCAAAAATTAAGTATAATGGAAGGTCTGCTATTGCGTTAACATGCTCTTCCATAAGGTCTATATCCCCGGAATACGATTGTCTTGTTGCGGCACCTCCGTTGGAATCCCAATTTGAACTGAATGGATGATAAATTCCGTTGTGCATGATTTCTTCGTGATTTCCCTTAACGGCTTTGAACTCACCGCTTTCAATTCTTGGCAAGATGTACTCCAAGACCTCTTTGGATTTTGGTCCTCTATCCACAAAATCACCAGTAAATATGAATTCAGCTTCTGAATCTTTCTCTTTAACTTTCTCAATAAGTGCTAACATTGTAAGATAACAACCATGCACATCCGAGATACACCACTTACTCATTTTATACCTTCTTTCTATATATAATAGTACCTTAATACTTAATTATCCAGCATTAAATGAACTTACAATCTCACCAACACCCAAATCTTTATTGGCTTTGCCTATTTCAATTATTTCTGAATACCTATAATCTTCACCCATTCTCTTAATTACCCTTTCGATACACTCTTTTTTAGTCCAAGCACAAAATACTGCTGAGTCATAAGTGTCCCAACCGCTTTGATATGTTTCTATTAAAAATAATTTCTTATGGGTTTTTACTACATTGCCTGTAGTTTGCTCTTTTATAAAAAGTTCTTGGTCAGTATAAAAATCAGCTAATTCATTCTCATTGATATTTTGTTCTATTAATGAAGACATATAATCTTCATTAATATTTAACTCTTCGTACTCTGTCTACCATTTATTTAAAAAATGTACAAATACATTTTATTTCCGCTTGGGTGAGTAATATAATCTTTTCATCTTATGAAGATGCATAATCCCGTATATATATACATATATATACTAGCTAATTGGCTAGCCTCTATTTACACCCTGCATCATACATATCATCTTGTAGATTGCCACATTTATTTTTTTGTTTGTCTAGCCTAGCTCTCCCCTCTTTTTTATCATACATATTGTGGAGGATTTCCTTTTCCTTCTCTAGTTTTTTCTTTAGTTTTTTGCACTTCATCATGTTTAGAAGCCCCTCGTTTAAATATTCTTTAAATGTTTTCATTTGTAATTCTCCTTTTATTTTATTTTATTTATATTTTTTACTCTACTTTGTTAGGGATGCCATTTATTTCCTTAAAATTTGATTTCCATCTCACTTTTATTTCCGCCTGGATGAGTAACATAATGGAAAGTTCCATTTCCTAATTCTCCCATTGCTTTAATAATTCTCTCATTTCTTTCTTCTGCTTCTCTATACCCTCTATCAATAGCCCAAGTTTCGCAGTCATAACTTCTTACAAGATTTCTTGCTTCTTCTTTGTCAAAACCTTCTTTGGTGAATACTATATATGTTGTATCATTTGCTGCAGCAACTTGATTTGCTTTAACTCTTTCTTTTTTTGCTATTTTTGCTTCAAGTTCTTGACGTTCATATTCTTCTTTATTTTTCTTTTTAAGTTTTTCAGATTCTTCTTTAATATAATTTTCTTTTGCTTTAGTAACAGCCTTAATAATTTCAGGGAAGTTTAGTGTTTCCTCTTTTGAAGGAATTTTTACCTTTTTCTCTATTGAAGCGATTAGTTCTTCTAATGCTCTTTTGCCTTTTGTTTGAATTTTTTCATTTTTTAAAGTATTAAGTGCCAATTCTTTTGTTTTTTTATCAAGCTTAAATTCAGAACCATTTAGTTTCAGTGAAACCAGTCTGGCTCCAGGTATATTAAAAGATTTATTCATTTCTTTTTTATATTGTCTTTCTTTTTCATCTGCATAATAATTATACCATGTACTCATATCAATCTCAAAAGTTACTTCAACCTTATCTGCTTTATCATAACCCTCATACCAGAATGTTACATTAAAGCTTTCTGAAATATAAGCAGTTGCTGTCGCTCCATTAACCTCACCTTTTATTGTGTTATTCATATTACTTTCAAAAGTATATTCGCCTCTCATAATAGATTGAATATATGATAATCTTGATAACAAGTCAAGAGAAATTGCTCTTGCTTCCTTAAAACTGACCTCTTCATTTACTATATCTCTAAAATTTCTAATTGCTTCCATATTAATTCTCCAGTTTTTCTCTTATTTATATATTAATTATAACCAAATAAATATTAGATTGAGCTTAAAATCTCACTTTATTTCCAACAATTAGATTTTAATGTAAAATAACTTGTATCATTAGTATATAAAATATTTTTCTTGGTGTCAAATTCTCCGATTTCTTGATAGTCATATTTGATAACTTTCTATCTGCTTAATAATTGTATAAGTTTCATCAGAAGGATATCCAAGAGGATTGCATAGAATACGAATACCTTCTTTGGTATAGTCTAGTTCTTGATGGGTATGTCCGTGAATATGAATATTGCATCCTGACATTTTTAAAAGTTCTATATTATCAGTATAATAAAATACATTATTTGGGTCATTTATGTATTCATCGTGCATTCCTTGAGATTTTGTAGGCTCATTCAATGCCACATGAGTGATAAAAACATCACATTTTTGCTTTGCTACCTCGATAAGTTTTGCTTTCTCTTTCAACCAAAAATCTTGAGTTTTCCAGTTTAGTGTAGGTTGCTCATATAGCGTGCTTCCATAGTAATTTCCATAAGGTTTTGGAGCAAAACCAGAGTAAATCTTGCGAGAATCATTCATAACTTTTTTCCATCTTTCAATGTCAGATGATACTTCAAGGTTGTACCATGAACCAGTTCCACCAAATTTTACACCATTAATTTCAACAACATTTCCATCTAAATAATGTACTCCTAACTCTTCACAAATTTCTTTTAATTCTACTAAACGATTTTCTGATTTTGAATCATATTTTGAAATCTGCCCATTTGATACGAGGTGCATATCATGGTTTCCAAAAACGATTATAATATCATTATAGATTTTCTTTAGTTCTATCAGAAGTGCTTTTGTTTGATTATTGTAATGACCTAAATCTCCAGCAATAATTAGAACCTCACCTGGTTCATAATCTTTATCTGCTGGCATTATGACATTCTCTATAAAATCTTGCAGTTGGACTTTAAACTTCAGTTTTGAAATGTCCTTTTCTTTTATCCAGAAATCAGCGTGAATATCAGATATAAAATCTATTTTCATCTTTGCTCCTTTTTATTAATCTCTTTCCATTATTGCTTCGCCTATCGCTGTAATCACCATACTAATTCCTAAGAACAGTAAACCACCAAACAACATAAATAATCCTGTGCTAATTGCTCCTGCCGTTAGTGGTCCAGCGAACCAAGGCATTGCCACCGCTCCTGTTAATTTTAATATAGTCATGATTACCACTGTAATTAACCAATACCTCATTGCTATTGCTGAACCTAACATTCCCATAGCGCCTGTAATTCCTGTTATTAATCCGATCATTGCTTGCATATCTTTCCTTTTATTTAATCTTTGTATATTCTCATATAAGCTTTTCCATCACCTTTTTTATTAAAATAATCTAAAGCACTGAAGTGAAATTCCGTGCCGTCAACCGTGATTGTTCCTTCTATATCTTCAACAGGAGCAGCAGGATTTTGTTTAAAATTATATTTTTTCAGGAAATTTCTAAGTTCAATCTTATCTTCATAAGAGAATTCACTATCAACAAATTGCCACATATTGATAGTAGCTCCTAACATAGAACTTGTCTTATCTTTTAACTTTCCTTTAGGTTTTTTCCCTACTTTCTTTAATGCCAAAATTATTACCGATTCTGCAAAATCCCAATCTTCATCTTTTTCTTTGCTAAATAATCCTTCACTTATAAATTCTTTGAATGTTTTCATTTTTTATCTCCAAGTTTTCTTTTATTTATATAACTCTAAAATACCCATTCAATTTCAGAGAAATTAGTATAATTTGGCACCATAAAAGATTTCATCATATTCTGAATTACAAAATCAGGAATAGATTTTCCTGTTTCTTGTTCTCTTTTTATCAGTCGTCTTTGAATCTCATTATAAGAAGTAGCAAATACAATAGCCTTAGCTCTGTATTTTTTATTGCATTTATTTACCCATTTTCTTTGAGATTTTGAACTACAATTTGTCATATCAATAATCATATTTTGTTTGTTATTAAATGCTTTTTTGAAATTATCTTCCAATACTTGATCAATAATTTTTTGGTCTTCATCTGTTAATTCTTTCCAGACTTCTGAATAATTCCCTTGAATTCCATTTGCTTCTGCAAATTCCATAAGGACATTATCCCGAGAAATAATCACAGGAGCAGATTCTGGTGTATAACATCTATTCCCAAGAAATGTTGATTTGCCTGACCCTGGAACACCAATGAGAACTTCAATCCAAGGTTTATTTTCATTATCTTCAGAAACTTCTTTGATTTTTGCTACTTGCTCTGCTTTATAGTCTAAGAATTGTTCTTCTGTAAAAATCTCTGTGCCAAGTCTATATGCATTATTTTTTCTTCCATCTTTAGAGACAAAAAACCTTCCAAGGCTATCACATTTTACCTGAGTAACAAATGCATTGAATAGATTCACATCATCGAACTTATCAAACACTTTATATGGTTTCTTCATTTTTCCATTTTCGTCAATGTTATCAAAAAGAGAACCATGTTTGCTTATAATGATTAAACAATCTTGAACCTCTTTTAATGTAAGTACGCCATATTCCTGAAGTTTTTGAAGTGGTTCAATTACTAGATAAAAACTAACACCTTCGTGTCCTCTGAATGCTGTCCTTTTCACACTCTTTGGTATGATTCTTTGTGTGCTAGATGATTTTCCATCAAATTTACCTTCATCTCTGATTTCATTTGATTCTGTAAAAACAGGCTTCTTAGCTTCAAAATCAAGTTCAATTCTTGCCATAGGTTTGCCAATATCATGCAATAAAGCACAGATTTTATTAATTTTTGGAACATCCATAATCTCTGCTCTCTGACAAACTAACATAGTATGACAAAAAACATCCCCGCAAATATGGTATGGGTTTGGCTCATCTCCTGTTACAGCATGGTCACTGTTTTTCATAGCATCAGCCAATTCAGTAAATTCTACTTGGAACCAATGAATAAGCTCATTTACACTTGGGTCTTTTATATCTCTAAAATATTTATTCATTCTATATCTTCCTTTTCTTTTAATACTATAATTATAACCAACCTTATCTTATAATTACTTTAAGTTTTCATCTTTTCTGCTGCATATTCTAAAGCTTCTTCAAAACCACAACCACCATTGTAAAATCTAACTAAATATTCAAAAGTTCCATCTGAATTCTGTTTCATTATAAATAAGTCATCATCATCTCTAAAACACTCATCTTCTATGATATAAATTTTTCCTTTTATTTCTGAATATTCTTCTATATCCCAGAATAATTCATTGATATCATTATCTGTTAAATGTTCTTTTGACTTAAGGCCTAAAACCCATTTCCAATCTCCTGAATAATTATCTAAAAAATCTTTAACAACTTCTTCTTTTGTTAAATCAGTTGGTCTAAGTATACCTTTGTGTGTTTCATAATCTGACATTATGCTTCCTCTCTTTTATTTTCTAAATTATCCCAAGCCATCTAAGCCACTCTATTAAGAATTATATCTTTGTAAACTTCAATCTTATCAATTTTTTTGTATACCCATTGAGTGGGATATCCCTCAAAATTTCTATCATAATCCCTAAAGTCTTTAGTTCTTAATGATTTTATCATGTTCTCATAAGTTTTATTACCCTTGATGCTATTTCCATTAATTCTAGTTTCAATTAAAGCTTCTATTTTTTCAAAAGGTTTCATTATACTTTTCTCTCTGCTCTAATTTCTGCCAATATTAACTCAGCTTCATCATAAGTAATGCAATCTGAAGCAAAAACTATTCCACTAATTATATCATTATCAGTTAACATATATCCAATATCACTATCACGTTTAAAGTCTAAAGCTGCATTTATATGTTTTCTTAGTTTCTTAGAAATTTTCATTTGTTATCCTTCTTTGTTATATATAATTATATCCATATATACATTAAAGTAAGCTTAATTAAATAAGTAATTCCAAATTATCTTTGATGAGTTTGGCTAACCAATATTTGGTACTTTCTAACTCTCTATCACATCCACCAGTATCATAGCCTTTGGAATCTTTTGACTTCCAAGAGTTATATATTTTATGTAATTCTGCATATTTCTGAACTCTTTGTTCGAGTTCAAGCTCTTTTTTGTGCCCTCTCAAAGACCTCATCAAAATATTTTGAATTAATGTTATCTAGCAAGGTCATTTAAATCTATTTTTCTTTAAGGGGCTTTTCTACCACAAATGGATTTCCAATATCAAGACTATTAAAATAATCTGTCTGAACAGCATAAGATATGTTTCCAACTATAAGTCCTAAAGTTATAATTATAGTTGAAATTATGGGAACAATCTGTCCAAGACCTTCTGTTCTGACTGTTATATAAATGAAAAAACCAAAAACTATAAAGTTTACCCAAATAGGTAAAGCTGTTCCAACCATAACACCAACCACAAATAATATTCCACCTAAAATTAATTCCATTTTCTATCCTTATAAAAATTCCAATTCATCAACAACCAAGTTGTGAACGCTGAGTTAATTACTAAAAATATTCCTAAAGTCCAACCTAATGGCAAGAAATATAAAGTAACAGTACTAATTAATAAACCAATCAAGGCTCCGTCAGCCCAAGACCCATTTCTGACAATCTGAAAACGAGACATAGATTTCGGATAATGGTCAGCTATATAATTATTAAGAGTAATTGAGTAAGCACTAATAATGGCAGTTTCAAGTAAAGCGAAAATGCTATCAGCATAAATCATAATAATAGGACTAAAGAAATATAATCCGGCACTTAAAGTATATAAAATATGCAAAATAACTGTCATTTTATATAAGCTATCCATAGAGAAAGTATGCACAAAAATCTCATTAGATTTTACGGCAAGCATATCTCCTATTTTGAATAAGGCAATAATCCAAGCTAACATAATCTGTCCTTGAAGAACAGTTAAAACAGGCAAAAGCATAGAGAAACCAAAAGCTACGATAAAAGAATTTATAAGTCTGAATTTAGTTATCTCATCGAACTCCTTAAAAGCCCTTAATGTTTTGGGAAGATTAAAAATATTCATAGAATTAAAAAATCTTCCAAATAAAATTTTAGTTTTTCTGGTCATTATATTCCTTTATATCAGCCTTAATATATTTTTTTGTTTTCTGAATCTTTTCTCTAAATATAACAGCTTGTGAATAAATAAAAGTTTTAGGAAAGATTTCTTTCAAAGCGCTGTTAGAATTTGTACGATTCCTATATTCAGAAACAACAATACTAATTCCTCCTTGTAGCAAAAATCCTTTTCTAAGGGCGTCATTTACTTTCTCTTGTAAATCATAAGCACTCTCAGCAGATAAAATATCATATATTGTTCTATATTCCATCACACCCGCCATGAAGAGGACAATTACAGTTAATTATTTTCTCATAACCAAATCTTTCATTATTATCCATAACAGGACAAGAACAGTTTTGAAATTTAAATGTCCAAGTATGATATAAAGGGTCTTTATCAAAATTCCAATTTTCTTGAAGTCGAAATTCTAAATCTTTCATTTTCTTAGCATAATACTTCCCTGTCTCTTTAATGTTTTTGTCAGATTTCTCTTCATCAAAAAGTCTTTCTAATTCTTTATATAGTCTATCTAGGTTTTTTCTTTGTTCTTCTGTGATTTTTTGTTTTTCTGCCAATGTCTCATTTAAAATAGCCATTTTCTATCCTTTAATTTTTTACTAAAATGTCATAATAAATATCAAATATTTCTGAGACATCTTCTTTGTCTAATTCTGTTGTAGAATTTTCTGAATCTGTATATATTAAAATAAGCTTAATTATTCGCCAAATTCCTCTTTTAATTTTAAATATTTAATTCTTCTTTTTTCCTTCTCTGTTATTATATCTTATGTCACGCAATTAAGTTTTTCATCCTATAATCCTTCGATGTATTCTTTTGCTTTTCCTAAACTATTTGTATATTTATTCATATATGCTCTTACCTGTACTTCAGCAACCTGATTAACATCTCTGAAAGATGTGTTTAAAGATTTCATAACATATCCAAATAATGGCTCCTTGGAATATTTAAGAGCAAATTCTTTTCTATTTTCAGAAAATTCATTGAAATATTTTCCTCGTAGGCCTTTGAAAACATTGATTAAATGATTGAAATTATGAACAATTTTTCTATCCATTTCAATCATTTTATCTTTTTTCTCGCCTGGCACTAATTGAGCAATAACATCATCCATATTTCCATCTAGGATTGTTTGTATTAACAGATTTTCTCTGAAAGCATCTGGGCCAATAATTCCATGCAACTGAATATAATGATCCGTTTTGATCTTTGCCATTTGACCATCCTCAAAAGTTACAACCCAGCCTTCAATATTTTCTTGAGAGGTTTTTTTATAATATAGCAAAGTATCCAAAACTGTATGTGCACCAACCTCTTTTCCTTTCTCCAATAGATCATCAATATCAAAAACTTTTGCTTGATTAACACACATAACCATTGAATACCATTTCAAATCCTTTTCTGACATATAGGTACCATCTTCATTTCTAATTTGGAGCAAAACCAATTCAGTTTTTTGATATTCAAGAACGATTTGGTTTTCTGGTGATACCAGTTCAAACACAGGAGTTTTTCCTTTTGATAGCAAATAATCAACTTCCTCTTTCATTATTGATTTTCTGTCAAAAAATTCTTGTGCCATTTTAGCTTGATCAGATTCAAATGATGTTTTAGATTTTGCTCTTATTGAACCATTCGGGAATTTAACGAAGGAGATTATCGAACCATCCTCCTTGTTTTGTACTCTTGTTATTTTTTTGTTGTCTAGGTCTTCAGGCATCCACCCTTCAGTTTGTGAATAATTGAAGAATTTTTGAAGCAAAAGATTTCTTTCCCATTCCCCAGTTTCAGGATTTTCGACAAATGTTAAACCACGAAGCTCAAATGCTTCATCATCAACAAAATCACCAATTGATGCAAGACGATAATCATAGATTGCAACATTAAAGCCTTCTACTACTCTATCAGCTCTCAAAAAAGCATCGTTTCTCGCAACAACAGCGTCACATTCTTCTTTTGTTTTTAAGTAATATTTCATTTATTTTCCTTTATCTCTTTATGTTATAATTATAACAGGTTAATATTGAACTTAGTTTAATATTATGTGTTCAATAACTTTATTATGAGTATTAAATACTTGTGCTCATATTATTACCACCCATGTTCTCTCATCCATCTTTCATTTTTTTCTTTAACATGATCCAAATATTTGCTATATTCGGGAGGCGTCATATCGTAATATGCTTCATCTTCTCCTGCTTCATCGCTATCATAATAAGCATAGTTTGATACTTTTTTTAATCTTTCAATTTCTCTTTCTTCTTCAACTATTTTATAGTGCTCTTTACAAGTCATACTATCAATTCTTTTATTCTTTTTTATAGGTTCTTCATCCGTTATTTTGTGACACTCTTTACAGGTCATACCATCAATTCTTTTATTCTTTTTTATAGGTTCTTTATGTGGTATTATAATTTCTTCATCTGCAGTAATAATTTTTATGCCGGTTGTGTTCATCCCTTTAGATTTTAATAATTCTGTTATTTCTTTAATCCTAGTCATTTTTATCCTTTAAACTTTATTTAGAGTATTCATGATTTTTCCTCTAGTATCTTATCAATCGTTTTGATATTTTCCAGGCCATATTGGGATTGTTTTTATTCTTATGACTTTTTCTTTTCTTTTTGTTTTTAAATTTATTAAAGCATTTGTTCTTGCGCTAAATTTATCTTTATTTGCTTCTTGTTCTAATTTTGCCAATGTTATATTACTTCCATCTGGTAAAAAATATGGGTCAAATCCATATCCTTTATCTTTACTTTCAGGAATTATAATTCCATTTACTATTCCTTTGTAAATTTCTATTTTATTTCCTGTATTATATCCTAACATAACTTGCCAAGAAGCTTTAATAGTATTTCCTTTTGGTAATTTTTTTAATTCTTGGATTTTCCATTTAATATCAACAATTTCTTCATCTTCAATAATTAAAATAGTATCTTCGACTACGGTTCCTTTTCCTGCTTCAAGTGATTTATAAATTATAACTTCTTCGGGGGTTCCTTGAACTTCTTTTAAATCTAATCCTTTTAATATTTCCATTTCGGGTAAGATTCTTTGAAATTCTTTAAGTTTTGTTTCATTTGATGACACTAATTTCATTTATTATCCTTTTGTTTCTTATGTAATAATTATAACATAAAGATACTTAGAATAATCTTAACTAATACTCAGATCCTTTCTTGAATATAACCATTTCCTCTTTATTATCTCTCCAGTATCTCATCACTTCTTTAACGGAAAAGCTCAATAGTTCTGTATCGCCACACCCATTAACATCTAAAGTTCCCACATCAATATTGCCATGTTCTTTTTTGATTGCTTTAAGCTTTTTAATCATATCTTTAATTTTCATATATAAACCTTTTCATTATTTTTCTGTAATTGGATATATTCTTTAATAGGAGTCTTTTTTCTTCTTTTCAGAAATTTTTCAAATAATTTATCTACCAATTTTTCATGTTCAATGGCTTCTTTGTTATTTTTCTTATAAATCTTTTCATACAATTCTTCGAAGGCATCCATTATAAGGATATATTCTCTATCGTCTGAGATATTTTTTATTTGGGTTTCATTATAATCAGGTGATAGATTTATTATTATTTCTCTTTCCCCTATTCTTGCTGTAAAATATGTAGCTTCTTTATTGACATATAATTGCATACCATTAATATCTTCGATTAAGCCTGACTCCTTGGTTTTGACTATTTCTTTTCTTATAAAAGAAGCTAGTTTCAGAAAAGGCTTTTTAAAATCTTTTTCTGTATAACTACTCATATTCAATTTCCCATTATTTTATCAAATACAGTCCAATTTGGTGAATATCGTGAATGCTCTTTAACAGCACTATATCCTGTTTTATATGCATAGACATCGCCGTCAAAATTAACAATACATTCAACAGCACAAGCAACACCAGCACTTCTACTTTGCCCTGCCATACAATGAACTAAGAAGTTTCTATCTTTATTTCTTTCAATAAATTTTCTTATAAATTTTCCTTGTTCATCAGTAATAGGTGTGTATTTTCCTATTGCTTCTTCAATATCCCAAAATCTTATTTCAAGAGTTTCATCGTAACTTCTCATAACCATTTTATTGTGAAATTCAATATCTGGATCATGGATACAGATTATGGCAGTATTACCTGGAATTAGCCCTTCGTTATGCAACAATAAAAATTCTTGCCTTGATACTATTCCTTGGAACAGATCATTTTTTAGATAATTTTTCAATTTGAGTGTTGTCATTATATTTTGGTTCCTTTAAAATATTTCTTAAATACCCACATCTCGGCATCATCCTTTGATTTAAAAATGTATTTTTCATTGCAATCCCCATAATACATATCTCCTGATACATCATACAATACTTCTTTATCTATAAATATAACTCAACTAATACTACCAGATACAATTCTAATACTCTCTAATGTGGCTTTACTAGACCATGGGAGAACAACTAGATATACCTTATCTTTTATGTTAAATTTTGAATTATTTTTCATGATATAATATCTTCCATATTAATAGTCAAAGTATTTCTTGACATTCTTCTTGACTGAGCCAATGACATATAAGGTCTAAGTTCTTTTGCAGATTTAGCAATGTATTTTTCTAAAATCATTTGTGCGTTTACTGCAGGTAATTCTGAACCAGTTTCTAATGCTTTTAGTAATGCTCTTTTAAAATCAACTAACTCTGTTCTCATTGCTATGATTGTTTCTGTATTTACTGTTCTCATTTTCTAGCCTTTATGTTTTTGTTATATAATTATAACCAGTATATCATTAAAGCCTGCTTAAATTGATCCAAAATGGCCTATTCTGCTGCCATTTTGGGATCTGATTTTTTATCCCTAAATTTATTATATGAGTATGTGATATTCACTGACTCATTTTGAAACTCATCTATATTAAACATATAATCCATCATGATATTTTCCATAACATTTCTCAGACCCCTAGCACCAGTCTTTTTCGTGAGAGCAATCTCAGCAATCTCATTGATTGCTTTCTCATCAAAATTTAGACTAACATCAGAGAGGTTAAATAATGTTTTATATTGTTCGATAATGCTATCGCTAGGTTCAGTCATAATCCTTTTCATTGCATCTTTATCAATTTCATGCAATTCTACGATACCTGAAAATCGTCCTATGAACTCAGGAATCAGGCCAAAATTTATCAAATCTTCTGTGTCCGGAACTTCCTTGATCTCAGTCTGAACAGTACCTAGAGCAGACATTTTCACACCCGGAGTATCCTTCAGTCCAACAAAAGCACCACCGGCAATGAACAGAATGTCCTTAGTGTTAATCTCCACTGCTTGACCAGATTTTCTATTTTTTCCTGAACCTTCAGGATAAAATTTAACAATGTCACCTTCTAAAATTTTCAAGAGTTCTTGCTGAACAGCCTTTCCTGAAACGTCCTTGTTGTTCGTTCCGCCAGTGCTTGCTCTGTTTTTGTCGATTTCGTCCAAAAAGATTATGCCTTTTTCGGCTTTCTGGACGTTTTCTCCTGAATCCTTCCATAATCGTTCAAGGACTGATGATACATCCTCTCCAATGTATCCTGCTGCGGTGAGTGATGTTGTGTTTACAATTGCTAACGGAATATCCAAATGTTTCGCGATTGTCTCTGCAAGGTACGTTTTTCCTGAACCTGTTGGCCCGATAAACAGAATATTGGATTTGTCTATTTTTAGGTCTGGATTTTTTGTTCTCTGAATATGATTGTATATAGCAACCGATAGCACTTTTTTTGCTTCATGCTGTCCGACAACATATTCATCCAGAATTGCCTTATAATCCTTAGGCATTGTTGGTTTTTCGGGACCATTAGGCTTGATTGATGCTTCAAGTTCCTCTGACGCTTCTTTCATTGATATATTTCTAGGTTTTATGAATTCTGCTTGGTCTTGCAAAAATATCAAATATAATGCTGTTTCGGCACATGACTTACATATGTTAGTATTGTCGCCCTTGATAACTCTATTTTCTTCTGAATCTTTTGTCGAACAAAAGCTACATGTCAATTCTTGGTCTTTATCTTGCATATCTAATAATCCTTGTTTTTATGTTTCTTGGTACTATTATATAATATAAATACTTAAAAAAAGGAGCATAATATGAAAGAACTCATAAAAATCGACCAATCATTACAAAAATTACAAAATGACTTTAACTCTCAACTTGAAGTTCTCGGATCAGATACTAAAGAATTTCATAATGCTTTGATAGAATTGAGTTCGAAATATCCTGACCATAAGGAATTGCTTCAGTTTATTGTTTTTATAAATGACAAACTTGAAATTAACCAAAATTTATTTGGTGAAATTGTATCAGATTCATTCAATGAAATGATAAGACTCAAGAAGGAATTGATATGTGATATCATGTCAAAACATGGACCATCGAAGGACACTCAAAAAGATGAAGGATCATTGTGGAGCAAAACAAAAGACTTCATTGGCTCATTTAAAAATGCAAAAATTATTCTGACTGCAATGGCAGTCATAGCACTAGCAGCAGCGGTCATCATTGCACCTGCAATGTTTTTAAAAATTATCACTGCACTAGCAAAATTATTATAGGATTAGGAGGATAAAATGTTTAAGGGAATTACAGAATTTACAAAAAAATTATTCGAGAGGACTTTTGAGAGGACTGACGAGCAAGGCACTACTGAGGAAGACCTTTTCGATGACGAACCTGAGATTCAGGATGATTGTTCTGTTTGTGAATTGAGACATCAGTGTGTAACAAAAAGGGCATGCGAAAAAGGTTTGGTACCTAAGCTTGATGGTATAGATACATCAAAAGATACACTCCTTATTATTGATGATAATGAGGGAGTGGTGTCATTCCTAAAAGATGATATAGAATACTTTTTTGAAAATGACATAATCAAAAGGGATGAAATTAATTTACTCGCACTTACTGGCACTGATGCTGCATTTGCATTGCAAAGAATTTACAAGAGAGGCATTGATATCAAAATAAAATGGGCTATCATAGATATAACACTCGGTGGAAGTAAAATGACTGAGAATGGAAATATTAAACTTACAGGAGTTGATGTCTTTGAGGAGATTTTCAAACATACACCCGAAAAAGAGGATTTCAAATTTTTATTTTATACAGGGAATAACCTTAATCCTTATATAAAGTCTAATGAAAAACTTATTGAGCAATTTAAAGTAGTAAAAAATGAGGGTATTAAAAAATATGTTTTATTCAAAACATCAATTGATATAAAGTCAAGAAGGAGTTATATTTCAAAATTTCTCTTCGGGAAGAAAATCTAAAATAAGGAAATGAAATGATAAATATACATGACGCGATTATCACATTAAAAAGCCATATCAAGAATATAATTATATTTTTGGTTTTGGTTAATGTTATAGCACTTGGGAGTTTTGCTGTTGTTTTTAACATTCATACTGATTACATTGATAAGCAATTAGACAATAATATTATAGAGTACCAAGAGATTGATCAAGAGCAATTATGTAAATTGGTAAATTGTAAGGGAGTTATTACAAGTTCACACAAACTATTTAGTCCTGACGAAAAAGGGCACCTAAAGATTGCAGAATATAAAGAATATAGTATGCACAAAATCAATAAAAATTTATTTTTGTTTGATACTGATGAACTTGCATTGTATAATAAAGTTGCAGATTCATATTACATTATGGATACATCAAAAATATCAGATGATTACGGGGATATTGCAATGATCTTCATTCCATTAATGTGTCTGATTTATCTTGTGCCACTATATAATTCCATAAAGAGGGAAAAAGAGGAGGCTCTTATTCTGAATGCTGGTTCGGAGGCTTTGCTTGCTAACAAATCCATGATTAACATAACAGAGAATATACATCATGAATTAAATACACCCCTTGAGGTTATCGATAATAAAATTGAAAAAATTCATACAGAATTGAGTAATTTTTTACTTGAGGAATACGAAGCAACTGAGAATATTGATACCATTCCTGAGGATAGAATAAAACGAAATAAAAGGATTGTAAAACTCAACGGAGATTTTGAATTCATTAGGACATCATCAGAGCAAATCTATGCAGTCCTTGAGAAAATGAAAGGATTCAAACACCTCAGATATAGCAACGGAAACAAATCTCTGAAAAATATTATTGATGGAGGATTTAAAATTATAAATATTAGCAACACAAACTTTGAATATAAGGTCGATCCTAAATTAGCACAATACAAAATAGGCACCAAACTCCTTGTTAATGCAGATTTTTTGAGTATTATTTTAAATCATCTTAAAAATTCTTTGGAAGCCAATGCTTCCAAAATTTTTATTTTATTCAGTAAGTCTGATGAAAATAATGTGTATATTAGGATTATAGATAATGGAAATGGTATACCTAAAGATGCTCAAAAGAAAATATTTGCACCTAATTTCAGTACCAAAAACTCTGATACAGGAATTAGAGGAAACGGAATGTACCTAAACAAACATATAATGGAGAATGCAGGCGGAAGTATATCATTGATTTCATCAAGTAAAAAAGGAACTACGATAGAATTGAAAATTCCTTCTATAAAAAAATAAGGAGGTACAGAAATATGAAGATTTTAAGGGTGCTTGTGATATTATTGATATTTTGTAATGTTGCTGTACCAAAAGAAACTCGAGAATATATGGATACAAAGGAAGAGATTATATTGGTTCTTCGTCATTCAGATTGTGACATCGAATCAAAATCCGTTAAAGGATGGATCAGAATTTTTAACTCTGATGACAGACTTAAGGATTATGGTATATATATATCAGAAAAACAAAGAATAATATTTTTGAGTTATTTTAAACATAAATTAGAAGAAAAGCAAAATAGATATAAAAGGGAGATAAAATAATGGGCAAAATAAATAAATTATTATTGATGATATTAATCACATCAGTTCTTACCTTAAATCTTATGGCTGATAATAACATGAATTTCAGCGGGATCATGAACATAGGTTATGGCCATGCTGAAAAAAACTTTTCGAACAAGGAAAATGAAACAAAAGAGATTTATACATCAAACCTTCAACTTAATGCAGATTACGAAACTAATGATTTCTATTTTCAGAGTACACTTTTTGGGTATGTATATACGATGCCAAATAATCAAAAAGCACATCTCATAAATTATCATGATGGATATGAGAAACAGGATGTATTTTTCAGAAGCCTTTACGGAAGTTACAAAATTAATCAAAATTTATCAGTGGGAGCAGGATACCTTGCATTCAGCAATTCTACACCATCAAAATATAACAACGATTACATTCAAGACGGCGAAGGAATCTATATGCTTAATGATAATACCCTAGCGGCAGTTTTTGCAGTGTATAAGGAAGGCAATTCCAGGACTATCGTGGGAATAGGAACAATCGATGAGACTTTTATTAATACCGGAATGTACATTGATGATGCTTTGAGACAAGGGGGAGCATATACAATTTTTGCAATTAACACATACAAATATGAAAGATTTACATTTACATCAGAATTTTTGTATAATTCTTTAACATATGAGAAAAAAGATTTGAGTGATATTTATCAAGTCGGTTTTGCCACGGCATGGGATGATTCAGAAAATTCTGGATGGTCACTCTATAATGTCCTTGGCGCAAGTATATATGATAATCATAATGAAGATGCCAAAGAGGAAATTTTCAAAAATGTACTTGGGCCTAAGGCAAAATATGGCGATTATATTTTGGCTAAATATCCTAATAATTTTGCTATTGAGAACAAAAAATATTATGGTGCGGCAATGCTATGGGGTTTCAGAAAAGATTTTGATATTGATAGGCAAGAATTTTTCGTCACTGCAGAGTGGTTCCATACTTTTGGTGATTGGACATCAGGCAATCAAGGAAACATTTATTTGTGTCAGGATAATCAGGTTTTTAATATTAGAGATGATTCATATTATGCGACATTAGGATATATAATTAATGATCAAGCTACTGTGAAATTTGTGTATACATATTCAGAATATAATGAAAAGGGCAAAATTGGTGCACCAGCAAGCACTGTAGATACTGAAGATTATATAGGTCCTCAAATTAATAAAATAGAAATTATAAGATTTATATTTTCGTATAAATTTTAGGATTTTAGAAAAATTTTTATTTTTCTAAAATTTCCTTTAATACAGAGAACATAAAATGAATTTTTTTATCTGTAAGTTTTTTGAATGTTTCTAAATCATCATTTTTTATAGCATTTCTAACTTTAGTGGCTGAAATATCTTCATCAGTCCTTTTAATTTCTTTGATTTCCAATGTTCTATCGTTTTCCATATATTTCATAAAAGATTTATATGCTTTAACTCTATCAGAGCCTGCATAGGCAACGAACTTAGTTCCATCAGGAAGTTTGTTTAATTCATCAACAAAAAATCCAGTGCTAATTATTTTAATTTGAACATTTTTTGGTGCTATTAATTCTAGCATTTTTTTCTGAATCTCTGTATCAAATGGATTTTTGGTTTTATCTTCTGATGACTTTTTACCTTTGACCAAAAATATTATAACTTTTTTATTTTCTTTTGCCATTGTATTAATGATAGATGAGTGAGCTTTTGTGACAGGTTGGAAACGTCCACTAAAGATTCCTACAGAATCTTTAGCTTCATTTAGTGCTATTTCTTTAAATGTTCTCATTGTTTTTCTCCTGCAACATAGAATCATGATTGATATAATCCTTAAAAGATATGTTTTCTAACATCAGTTTTTCTACTTTATCCAAAGCCTTTTGCTTATCTATTCCTTTTTGTTTACCTGCCTCACCTGATTTAATAGAAACCATACTTTTGAATACTCCTTGAAGTCTTCTTAGACTTCTAGCAAGCTTGAATGTACTTTTTATTTGTTTTAGTAATTTGTCAAAAGATAGTGACAAATCCAGTTTGTATAATATTATTTGCAAGTCATTCCAATTCCTTGATGTCCATATTACTTCTTGCTTTATAGTTTTATATTCTTTATTTTTAAGTTTATCGGGATCATAAGTAATCTTCCTTAATTGAATTTCTTTGGAACTACAATTAAACTCTATCTCCATATTTTTTTCAAGTTCTGGTTTTTTGATTTTCAAATCTTTTAATATTTTATTGGCATTGAATTCTATCATAGCAACCTTAGTTGCTCCCAACACAATACCTTGCTTCGCTGCTGGCATATCCAAGAAATCTTTTTTGAATCTTGTTTCTGAAGCATCCATAGCAATCATGTAATCGACTTGACATGCCTGAATAGAAGGGTTCGGCACATTAAGAGAAATAGTGATAATTTCTCCTGAGTTATAGTATCTTTTTCCTGCATATTTTTCTGACACAAAAGGAACGATTAGTTTGTCTGATTGTGACACAAAATGTTTTGCTAGTGCAGATTTGATTTTCTTTTTATCATTATCGTAAAGAGAGCCATCAATATGTGTGATTAAATCTATATCACCAAATTTAGTTTTCTTTTTATCTGAATTATATGAGCCTGTAGGCTCGATTGATACAAATCCAGGGAAATCAGAAATGATTTCCTTTGCTGTTTTTAATATCTCCCTAAAGTCTTTTCTGCTTTGTATTTTATTATTTCCTGTTACACCTGACATATTATACTCTCCTTTTTATATAAGATTATTTATGAAACTTCTAAAATTTTCTTTTAAAAGACTGTCATCTGGTAAAAATTTTGTCTCATAATGTTCTTTTTTGTTAAGCCTTCTCCAATCATCTTGAATATCAAAAGGGATATCTGCTCGTGTATGCGATAAGATTTTGAAATAAATATTTAAAATTCCATCTCTATCTTTTTTAGGAATTTCATCAAGTTTTTTCACAAGTTTGAAATAATTGTTTATAACATTTTTTGACAATTTTAGACCCATAGCATTTTCTAGGTAAGGAATCATGTCCTTAGGTTTCGTTGCCAGCTTTTCGCCAGTCTCAATATCACTCAATCCTTTTGTGTGACTGAAAGAATATCCATAATAATTAAACATTGAAAGCATAAGCTGAGTTCTGTGCAATCCTTTAACATTACCTTCATATTTATCAGAAAAATAACTGAATTCTAGCAAATCCATATCTCCTATCATCCAATCCATTTGAACACCATAATCAAGTTTTTCTCCTGATTCTGTATACTGAGGAAATAAACCAAAAATATTACCTGAAGTAATTTTTTTCTCATCGCAATATAGATTTTCGGCATAAGCATTAATCTTTGTCACAATACCCTTAAGGATTGCTCTTACCATAAGTTCAGAATCTGTAGCAGTTTTTGCTCTCTTTTTGTATGCTAGCATTTGCTTTTTCACTTCTTCAGGATTCAATCCCCATTTTTGGATTGATTTGTCAGAAACTCTTTTATCTACTATGCTGGATACATCAATAGCAAAATCAATGTCACCTGATACAGGTTTTTTGCCAACTGAACCAATGTATCTCATTTTGTCATGATTAAAAATATCTTTTTTATTAGGAAATACTCTGCCTAATTCTTGAAAATATCTTTTTACTGTCGGATCAATATTTTCTAATTTTATGCTTTGTGTTTTGCCTTTAAATACGTTTCCTCCCATTATTTTTCTCCCCATTTGCCATCAAAAATAGCTTTGTGTGCTTTAATTAGTTGTTCTTTATATTTTGACCATTTAGCACTTAATTTTTGAGTGTATTTTGAAGAGTGGTTTGAACCAAAATCAGGATAGTAAGCTAAACCAAATTGAGCATTCTCATAATCATCATCTTCTTTTAACCAAACAGAGATTTCAACTTTTTTATCACCATTTTTTAGATATAAAGATACTATATTAGTTGGATGAGTTGAGTATTCCTTACTCATAGCCTCATAAGTAACTCCATTTACAATAAAGTGTGCCCCACAATTGGCACACTGCATACCTTCAATCTTAGGGGCATCACAGCCACCTTTATAAGTCATTTTGGCTGTACTTTCTTGAAGTGCAATATCTCTAAATGTTTTCATTTTTATCTCTCCGTGTTTGTGGTTATTTATATAATAATTATATCATAAAATACATTAAATGATGCTTAATATACCTTAATGAAAGGACCAAATTTCTCTCCTTTTTTCTGTGCCAAAAAGCCCCATTCCGTTACTAATTTGTCCAACTCCTTTGATGTAATACTAGACATATAAAATGCTAAATGTAATCCTTGAAGTTTTGTATTTAATTCTATGAGTGAGTATGTTTCTCCTGCACCATAGGCCATTTCAATTGACTGTAATGCCTCCTGCACTGATGGTACACCAAGATTAAATAATTTTTTTGATTTTATTTTGGTAAGCATTTTTTTATAATCACCTTTAACCTTCAAAAATTCTTCTAAGGTTTTTGGCATTTTCTTACCTTGAGGAAAATCATAAGACAGCATTTTTAATGTTGCATTTCTCATAGCGGCAGGCACTTTGCCCATTTCAGCACTAGCGCCTTTGCTTTTGTATGACACTTGAACATTGCTTGTTTCTTTTTTTGGGTACATCCTAACCTGAACATTTATTTTGGATGATCCTATATATTGAAGGTCATAATTTAATTCATCGTTTACAAATTTCCCGTTCTTGAGTGATAGCAAAAGATTTCCTGTCAAAAAAGGATAATCCTCATGAACACCTTTTTTGACATTGATTATATCATATGTTGCTTTTGCTTTAGTTTTTTTGAGCGATATTCCTATAAGCCTTCTGTCATTAAAAAGTTCTACCATTTTTGCATTAAGATGTTCTATTGTTTTGAAGTTTGCTTCTTTAATTTCCTTTTGAACCTTTTCGTCCTCAATCAACCATATATCAGCAGGGTTCCATGAATCCTTTTGAGAAAATCCTAGTCGTTTAACCTCTTTGGTTATAAAGTCCATAAAACCACCGTCTCGGTTGAATATTTTGATTTTCCTAATGCCTAATGTTTGTACTATTTTTTTGAATGTTATATATTGTGCTTCAAATGATATAATCCAAGATTTTTCATTTGGAAGGTCAGTGTAAATTTCTGAAAGTTCTTCGATTGTATATTTTTTGCTTGGCGTCTTAATGATTTTTTCTATAATCTTGAGCGAACACAATTCCTGATATTGAGTGGTTTTGGCATCACCTTTTCTGGCATTGACCTTAACATTTTCCTTGCTTATGTCTGATAATGTTATATATTTTTTTGTTTGTACATTTAGAAACATTTTTCTTAGCCTAGTGCCGTCCTTGATAATACTTTCAAAATCTTTTTTCGTTTTTGCAATCAATAATTTGTCAATGTATTCTTTATCAATTTCAATTTTTGTAAACTTCTTTTTATTCTCGGGAAATAACAAAAATGGCATGCCATTTTCAATTTTATTCAATAAAACCTCAAGATATGAATGTTTTACTAGGTCTGCAATTTGTAATTTTGCCATAGAAGCCTCCCATTTTATGATTATTTATATCTTAATGCTTAATCAATTAGTTCAAGTCCTAATTTTTCTAAATCCCTTATCCTTACATTATACATATATAGTAAATGCTCTTTTATTTCTTCTATATCAATATTTAATTTTTTGCAAATAATTTCCTGATTTTTGATATAATTTTTATTTTTCATTAAATCTTCTATATTAAAGAATGTTAAATTTTTATATTTTTCGTAATTTTCATGGATTTGCTTTTTCTCAGAATCACTCAAAATGTTAAAATCAAAAACAGGGAGGTTTAACAATTGCTTTCCTCCAACCTCTTTAATCACTCCTCGTTTATTTTTTCTACCTGACCTTTTGGTGCCATTTTTGATAAAAGCCTCAATAACCAAAAGGGAAGGTAATGACATCATCAATATAGGAATAACTTCAGTATCAATACTTTTCGGGTTTAGTCTGACATACTTTGAAGATAATACACATTCTTCTTTATATGTAAATAATCTAGGATATAAATCAATAGCCATTGTATAAAAAACAGAATTTTTATGAATATTGTACCTTGTTAGGTTCACATCAGAATATTTTACATAATATTCTAGGTCTTCCTCTTTAAGATTTTCTCTATATATGGCAGGAGAATTTACTCTAGCCTGCTTTTGGTAAAAAAGTTTTATATTTCCTTTTTCTTTTTTATTATGTATTTTATTATCTTTTAGTAACGAAGCAAAATTTAATCCTGCAGTTTCTAATGATATATACTCGCTCAATGGCTCAAAGTCCTTTGTTATTTTTTGAGTGTATTCATATGACTCATTGTACATTATAAGTCTATTTTTCATATTATGAGTATTACTAATAGGGTCATCAATAGGAACATTAATAATTTTATCATTGAGGCTAAACTCTGTATCAGTTACTGAATTCAATATAATATCATTATTATTTTTATCATTACTCTTATCATTCGTGATATATACACCTATGGCATTGGTGTCATCCCTGAAAAAAGGATAAAAATTACTTGTAATTAGTCTATCTAATCTAAAATGATTTGATGTTTTTGGTCCTAATATCTTCCTTAGGACATCGCCATATCGTGTTTCCAACCATTTATCGGCACACAAAAACACCAATTCTCCATCCTCATCGAGATGCGATAAGCATTTTAGATAAAAATAAATGTAAATGTCAGACCTTAAATCTACGTCCTCTCGTTTGATACCTAGAACATCAAAATCAATATTATCCTTGATAGCCTCTATATACTCAGATTTTGACATACTGTCATGTTTTATATTTCTGTAGCTGATGTAAGGAGGATTGGTAATGATGAGAGAATATTTTTTGTCATTTTTTGATAACAAAAAATCTTCATGATACAGGTTCGTATTTTTCTGAACATCAATCACATCCAATGCTGTCTTTTCGATGTCATAACAGTCATATTCGAGATATTCATCTATATTGTCTAGGCAAGCATAATAAAAACTCCCTGTGCCCACTGAAGGGTCAAGGATTCTTTTTTGCTTTTTGTTTTCTATCTTTGAACAAATCTTGTCTGATACAAAAGGATGAGTATATGTATTTCCTAGGTTTCTATCTTTATCAATGTTAAAATTTTTATTTACATCCCATATTGCTTTCAAATTATTCCTTTTCTAATATTTATAACCCAATTCATCCTACCATTCATCCTCATCAATTAATTCTGTGGAAGGAGTAAGGTCCCATCCTATTGGATCAGTGATGAGTTTTATGTTTCCTTCAAAACCTTTTTCGTACATTAAGTCTATATCTATAAATTTATCTAATCCATACTCAAAGATTTTTTCGTTATTAAATGCAAAAGCATTGCTTCCTGTAATATTTGGTTCTTTCATATATAGAAAACCTATTTTATCTCCTGGTTCTATTTCTTTTATCCCTTGTATATTTTTATCCTGAATATATTTATTATGAATAAGGGATGCTCTTGAATTTACAGGAGCACTAAGCCATTTATTTTTCTCTGGTACCCATCTTTTGAATTTTTTATCCTGTTCCTGCCACTGATAATCAAGGCTGGATACACCCTGATTTATACATATTTGAGATGGCAACTGTTCATATGTTTTTTCTTTTACCTCTTTCATAAAATTTATAACTTTAGGTAAATCACCATCAATCAAAATGTCCATAGCAGCACCAAGCTCTTTTCTGAAAAATTTTGGCGTTGTCGCTCTTATCATTGATAATCCCGTTACTTTAAGTTTAGGTTTTGCTAATTTTATATCATCTTCTTGTAATTTTCTACAGAAATACATTTTTGGTGCAACTGAGATAAAGCAGTCTGCCACAATTTCTCCGTCTTCTATTAGTTTTTCTGGTAAAAAAGCATTAATAGTGTCTGACTGATGAGTTAAGCTTTTATATGTTACAGGCAACGAAACTTTCTCTATAAAATTATTGGTAAATTCCAATAATCTGTCCTTAGATGCATTATTTTCATAGTCTTTCCCAAATTTCTTGACAATAAGAGGTTCCACAGACATGTACAAACTGTCGGTATCAATTTGTGCTACATGCCTCCAATTAGTATTCATTCCGTGAAATGTTTCTGTGTCTTCTTCACCCAATACTTTATCTAAATGAGTGCTATTTGCTTGAATAGCATTTAGGTTAGCATTTCTTGCCCCTGATGTTACTGCCCCAGAAAAATATTCAGCGTGACCTGCAAATACTGTTGCTTGCATACTTAAGGCACCATAGGCACTATTAATAAGGCGATGTGTTCAATTTAAGTTCGTTACTCTTAAATCTGAGCTTTTAACTCAACTCTGTATCTCTACAGATGTCCAGACTATATCTTCATCCTTAACTTAATATTAGGATGCCCACCACTTCCACTCACTTGAGTGTACTTCCTTTCGGAATAGTCGTTGAACCTTCTTCGTATTATATATTATATGTTATATAACTTAGAAGCTTGGCTGCTGATTGTCTTTACCTTATATTTTTCAAACGTTCATATAGTGATTTCTCCTATATTGTAGTATATAAGTATTATCCAGATGTCCCAGCAATTCAATGGGTTTCTTCAATGAGAACTATCATATATTACTATATGACGAGACCTTGATTTTTAATCTTCATTCCCATTTGAAATACATTCCATCTATCAGCCTCTGCTGATAGATTGAAAATTTTATCTTTATCTTCCTGAGATAATTCAACTTTTTTCTTAATTTCTTCTATTTGCACATAGCATGTTTGCATCAATTTTTTGTACTTTTTACGCTTAACCATAATGTCTTCCATTGTTTGTGAAAGGACACTTCTGAAGTCTTTTCTAAAGAACATTCCGTTTGGAGCCATCGAAACATTATATTTTTTACAGACTCTCATAACTTCTGAACTTGCTTCATCATTATTGATAACATGTTCTTGAAACCAAAAGTCGTATTTAATTAATTCTTTAGCATCTACATTCCTAGGATAAAAAATTGCATATTTTGCTCTTAATAATAAAAGTTCATCAGGCAAATCTTTTGGCTGTATTAATGTCTCAATACCGATATTTAACCACTGAATAACAGAAGGGTATAGTGAAGCAAAATCTAATGAATATACCCATTTCCAGAATTTTGCTGTCCCTTTAACAATACCGCCAGGGAATGTCTGTGATGTCAATTTATTTTCATGATCATTTGCTGCTATGAGGTTCATATAAAATTGAACCCTATCATCATCTATAAGACTTCTAAAATTTTCATCTTTTTCTATTCTAGTTAATAAAACCGTGTCAGTATCGTCAAATTTGCCTTCTAATGGTAGAACCTGGGATTTTTTATAATGATTGTTAAACATATAACTGTTCCACTGCGCTAGTGTTCCTCTGATCATATCCATCGTTACGCCAGTTTCGTATGAAATCATTTTCGCTAGGTCAATAAGTTTCAGTTTTTTGTCTAATCCAATGAGCAATTCAACATCCTTAACACCGTACTCGATGAATGTCTCAAAATTATTAGCGTAAAATTCAGCAAAATCTGCATGTTCATCATGTTCTACTTTATTTTGGCCAAGTTCATACCCCGCCACCGTATCCAGACTGTATGATGTATGAGTGGTATATGTATATTTTTTGTACATTTGCATGTAATCTTCTTGAATTATACCAACCCATAAAAACTCATCTTGAACACCGTATGTTGTATTAACCTCTTTATGCTTGATGAGGTTTGCGTGTGGTGATAATTGTTTAACATATTCACCGTTAAGGCAATCAGTATCAAATCTCCATCTTGCTTTTTCTTTATCATAATAGTAAAGGTCATTCCTTTTGTCAAGGACTCTTATGATTCTATTAGTGATATAAGGATCATCATATGTTTTTGTATTCCATCCTGTCATTACAGAAGGGTCCCTCTTTTTAAGAAGTTCTAAGAAAACTTTTAATAATTTTTCTTCAGTTTCACAATTTATATATTTTATAGCACCATATTCAGATTCATATTTATTTTTGTTCTCCCACTCTTTATTAAGTCCTAAAATAAAAAAAATATTTGCCTTAGTGTCAAAAATTTGTATTGATGTGATTGATGCCATTGCTGCTCTATCATGACCCATTGGTTTCCAATCATTTTTACATTCTATGTTTTTGTTAGGAAGCATATTTTCATCTAATGAAGCTGTTTCAATATCAAAATACCATGTATTACTAAATTCATGAAAGGCATCAATTGGGTTAGGCCAATATTTTCTAATATATGTTTGCTCTTGAGATTTATTTCCATATATGCTAATGTTTGAACTTTTATAGAGATTTGCAGCATCTCTATGTTCTTTCATGGTTTTGAATGTTAATTCTTTTAAGGATTGATTTTCTGGGACAGATTTTAATTTTGAATTTCCTTTTTTATCATGAATAAAAATGCTTGGTATCACTTTTATTGATTCTGTAAAACATTCTTTTGTCTCGGGATCATATAGTCTTGCATATAAGGCTCCCATGTTTCCTTTGAAGACATTCTCATATTGTAGATTTCGTGTGTTTGGGTTTGTCATTATTTTCCTTTTCGTTTTGTCTCCTGTAACTCCACATTTGGCAGGATTTTCTTTTTGGAAAAAGAGGAAAATTCCTCTTTTATGTCATATTATAACTAATTTTTGCTTAAAATTGCAATTGACCAAAGTCAAAGTCATTTTTGTCTGGCTGCACTGGTACTCCAGTGTTTAATTCCTCTTGATCCACTGCTTCATATGAATTTTCATCATTGAAAGGTTTGTACTGCATTCTATCAAAATGTGTTTCCATCATCAATGAAGGCATCTGTCCCGTATAGCGATTTTTTACGAGTTTCCATATTTGTTGATTCTGCTCTCTCATTTGCTCGTTGTTGATAAGCATAATTGCAACATCCGCAGTCATTGCAATTTTCAGAGATTCTGAAATATTTTCCATTCCAGCATCCGTATTTCCCATGGCTGAATTATGAGTAAGAATATCGTTAGCATAAAATAAGTTATCGTGTGACACTTCTATATCATATAATTCTTCTTCACCTATATATTCAATCGAAATAATTTTATCATTAAAATCAATATCAGAATAATCTTCTTTTATACCATATACTCCGTCTATTATTTTATTATAGTCCTCCTCATAAGGTAAAATCAAGCCTTTAGTTAATGCAATTTTATTAATCACTTTATATATAAAACTATCATCCCAATTCATTTTATATTCTTTGTTTATTTTTTCCAAATACTTTCTCATTTTATTCCTTTATGATAATTATTATTATATTATTTTTTTACTTAATTTTTGTAAAAACTCTCTTTAATGTGCTCACATTGACTAATCACAGAATAACTATTGTATCTTTTTGAAGTATTTTCTGATTCTTCAATAAATTGTATATTTGATATTGATCCTATAAATTCAGGATCAATATCAAATTCAAAACCTGTTTTAATAGATATTATATGATCTAAATGATAAGGTTTATCTTTTGTTTTTTGGGTTCCTCTATTTTGATAATTTTTAGCTTCATTAATTGTAATTTTATTTGTATGTGCCCACACTTTCCTGCTGTATTTTTCAAAAAGGCCTATATCTTCTTCTTTGACCCAAACACCACTATCTTCTAAAGTTTTTCTCATCTTTGTAATATAAGATTCAAACTTTATTTTTCCTTGAACTTCTCCATATCTTTCTATAAATGATTCAAGAGAAGTTTCTAAAGATTTTTTTCTATTTTCCCATTTTTCTTTCCAATCATCTTTATACCATTTTTTATAATTCTCTAAAGTATGAGCAGTCTTTTTATTTCTTTCTTTATATCGTTTTGTTCCTTCTTCCTCTCCATATTTTTCTATAAATGATTTAAGAGAATTTGTATATCCCATCTTTATGCAGTTTTCTTTATATCGTTTTGTTCCTTCTTCCTCTCCATATTTTTCTATAAATGATTTAAGAGAATTTTTATCCATATTTATTTTTCCTTCAGATATATATGCTTTCATCTTATTAGAATGATTTTTATT